TTTATTCGTATGCTCTTGGCGTGGGCGAAGGAGCCGCAAAAGAGATGAAAAAGAAAGTCCACGACGGGGAGGGCGGACAGTGAAACAGGCAAATCCGTATAAAGGGAGTCTCCCCTATCAATCGGAATTTGATCACCGCTATGCCTGCTGGGCTGTAAATCATATGGGGTGGGCAAAAATGAAGAAGGCCAATAAACGCCTTGCAAAACGGAGACTGAGGCAGAAGCAAAGAGAGGAGGACGGACAGCGTGAGCGAGTGGATCAGCGTTGAGGAGAGGTTGCCGGAGAAAAAGCAGGATGTGCTCATGTACTTTAACTCGGGGAATATGGCGGTTGGCTGGTGGCACGATGAAGACGAACACATCACGTTTTGGTGTGCTTATACAGACGACGGGTTTTATACGGACTGCGACTATATGCCAACCCACTGGATGCCCCTCCCAGACCCGCCGAAGGAGGGATGCGATACGAACGGAGAAGCAAAAAAATATACGGCGGAAGAAATTAAGGAATTAGCAAAGAAAGCATTTGAGGCTTGACAAGCTGCTGGTTTTATATTATGATATAAAGGGGACTTATAAATAAAAATGAAATATAGCAATCCGACTTGGGAGCCTTACTTCAAAGACATCGCTCCTATTCTATCAAAACTCTACTTTATGACCAACTCAGGAACTATCAAATACATTGTGGCGACTATGATTTTCAAGAAGATGTCCTTTCTCGAATGGAGGAACGAACATTGGACTTAACAAAATATGAAATGGAAACTATCTACAACTACAATCAGGAAGAGCTTCTTGCCTCCTGCTACACGATGGACCGTGCCCTGATCCGCCGTTTAGATATACTTGCCGAAAAACACAAAGAAATTACTTTACTTAGAAGTGGTGAAGGAATGAGGGAATATACTTTCCCAAAGAAGTGGATTAAAGTCCGCGCCCCAAAGAAACTATCGGACGAACAGCGTGAAAACATGGCAAAGAGAGCGAGAGAGAGGTTTGGGTTTGCGAAGGAAGGTGACAACTCTGAACAAGAATGATACGACTATGGAGCAAGGGAAAACTATCGTAAAGGCAAGGGGCCGTGGAGGCAAAGAGAACTTTCCAAGCGTCATATCTGGAGCAAAGGCAGAAGATATATCCCGCTGCATGGGTAACTGTATGATGTTCTATGATAGACCCATTGTTAAATCCGATGAAGAGTGCAGAGAGCGACTATATGAGTTCTTTGACACCTGCCAAAAAACAGGACAGTTGCCTACTGTTGAGAAGATGGTCATGGCATTAGGGACTATCAAGCAGACGGTTTGGAACTGGGAAAATGGGATTGGGTGCAGCTCTGTGCGCATGGACCTCATTAAAAAAGCCAAAGGATTTATTGCATCTTTTGAGTCTGAAATGGTCACAGAGGGCAAAATTAACCCCGTTGTTTACATTTTTAGGGCAAAGAACTATTTCGGCATGAAGGATCAGCAAGAGGTCGTCCTGACACCAAATCAACCCCTCGGCGACTCTCCCGACCAAAAGCAGCTTGAAGAGCGGATCGCCGGGTCTGTGGTGGTGGAGGAATAGCGACTATGGCAACGACTATCGACTATGGTAGCGACTATGGCACAGATTCCATCGACTATCAAACGACTATGGTTGAAGATTCGCCAATGGCTATCGACTATGACAGACTCTCGCGCGGGAAGCTGTGCCCGCTCAAAGCTACTGAGCCGCCCGATCTGGACGCAATACTGAAGGTTGGCGCGATAAAGTGCCGCACTGATGGCGAGCCGCCCCGCGTGGAGTATATCGGCGGGCAGTGTGACGGCCCCCGCTGCGCCTGGTGGGATGCGATGGCGGAGCGATGTGCCGTCCTCTCCCTGGCCCGGAACAAATGACAACGCCCCGGCTTGCTCCTAGCGGAGTGGGCCGGGGTTGCTTTATGACCTGCTGGCCGCTCTGTGGGACGCTGTAGGCCGTTTAGGGTCGCGGGATTATAGGGATACTTCAAGACGCTAAAAGCCGCTCTACGGGCCTGTAAATGCCCTTTACGGAGGTTTTGTGTTTTTGCCTCTCCCCTGCCCCGCTGGACACGGGCGCAAAAATGCTGCCTGCGGGCCGTTGGAGGGCCTACAAGCGGCGGTAAGCTGGTGGAGAGTGTATAGGCATGAGCAAAAGAAAACCCGCCCCAGGGAAGCCCCGGGCGGGTTGTAGTGTCATGCTATCAGCTATCATATACTCCGAATTCCTCAATTTCTGCGGCGCTGGCCTCGTGGACCTGCTCCCAGATATTTTCCCATCCTCCGTCCTCGTGGGAGAGGCGATCCACCTCTGCGCGGTCTAGGCATACAGGATACTGGTCTCCAAAAATGGTGTCAACATATTCCGGATTTGGGAAATAATATTTTTTCTCGGGCCCTGCATAGGTCATAAACTGATTATACAGGTCATCAACGATGGCCATAAAACCGGGATCGTCCTCGCTCTCGTGTCGATACCAGTAGTCCATCGTCTCATCCTCGGCCGGGGTGCCGTAGTAGTCCATGGGTACCAACGCTATAAACGTGATGTCGGCACCGTCAGATCCGGGGACGAACGCGTCCTGATCTGCGTTGTAATGGAGATAATAGGCAAATTTATCGCTGCCTACCGGCTCTACGGCGGGGTTATCTGTGATCGCAGCGAAGATATCATTTTTGGTCAATTCCGTCATGGTAAGCACCTCCGATTTGATTGTATCGCGCCCGCGTGGGGTCGTCAAGATTTTTTAGCTGTCTCCCAGATCACCATGATCGGGAGGATGAGTACAAACAGTATAATCAAGCGGGGGTCACCTCCTCCAGCCCCATATAGCGCCGGGCACGGTTGCCGTCGTAGTATTGTGAGGCCGTATCTTCAAGGGATTTTTCCCCGGTTTCCAGTGCGGAAAAGTCGGCTTCTGGGTTGTCCGTATTGACGGAAAGTCGGAACGCCTCGCCAGGCTTTACCCAGTAGTTGCCGAATCGGGCGGGCGGATATGCGCCGATCATGTAAAAGCCGTATTCCGGCCAATGCTCAAGCTGGATTTTAACGCCCTGCGGCGTGGTGCTGCGCTTGATGATCTCCATTGTTATTTCCTCCATTCTCCGGCGGGCGGGTCAATATAGCGCGTTAAATGCGGCGATAATTTGAGCCCTGATTTCCGGCTTTGGAAAGTCTGGGTTATTGTCTGCGCTGGTGTGGTACTTCCATCCGGTTTCTGTGGCGTATGCGTCCACTTCCTCGATCCGACCGTTGCCCAGCTTTAAGCGCATATAAACATGTGGCCCGTAGGTATGTTCAGAAAGTTTAGTCGCCATTAGTAACGCCCCTTCAAAATCTCGTGATTTCCTGCCCCTCGCTGGCCACGCCGGGAAGAAATGTTCCCAGGCGGGCCGGGTCTGTAAACAGGTTATAGCCGTCAATGCCTACAAACTGGGCAACCTCCACGGCGTTCCCGTGGACGTCTCTGTCGATGTAACGGCGCAGGGTGTAGGCCCTGCCCTCGTAGATGTAGCGCCCGCCGTCCTGGTAGTATTCGCGGGCCTCGTCCAACGTTGCGGCGGCGATCTGGTCAATGGTCATTGTCAGCCGTCCGGCGGCGTCTCTGTATCGTTTCATTCTGTTTTCCTCCTTGTCATGGAGGGCCACCCCCTCCGGCTATTGCTTTTCCCTGCCGGTTGTGTTATAGTGGAGGCGGCCAGATGGCAGGCTCTAACCGCCTCCGCTGGGTCTTAGATAGTCGCTTGCTTGTTCAGGGCTGGGCGGCTATCTTTTTTACTGCTTTGGAATGGCATCCCGGATAATGCGGGCCGCGTCCTGTGCGTCCTTGGCCGTGGCCTCTACCAGCTTCGCCAGGGTTTCAAGGTAAGACGCTAATTCGGTCTGGGTCATGCTATCAATCTCCATTTCGTGTACCTCCTGCCCGGTGGATTCAGCGCGGTTTCCCTTGCTGTGATTATATGATAGCATATTCGTTTGATGTAGTCAATATAATTTACAAATATTTTTATTTATTTTTTGAGCGGGTGCGATTTGTGCCAAATTATTATTATATATGTGTAAGCTGTTTGGTATGGGTATACCCCAGATAATCAAGTGCTTACAGTGGGTTAGATGGGCGTACACCTCCGGGGGATGGGCCGAAGCCACCGCCCATCATCTGAGTACCGCCAACACCGAAAAAACAAAAAAGCAAAAAAAGATGTTGACAAACAACAAAGTTATTTGTTATAATGAATTTGAAAACAAAAGGAGGCGAGATGGGATGGCTGATAGCATTTGTGTTGGATATGCACGAGTGTCCTCGAAAGACCAAAACGAGGAACGGCAGATTAAGATGCTGAAAGAGGCTGGTGTGCCAGAGCGATATATCTTCATTGATAAAGAGAGCGGACGGGACTACAACCGGGATAAATGGAATGCGATGATGACTGTAATCCGAAAGGGCGATACGGTTTTTGTGTGCAGCCTTGACCGGCTCGGAAGAAATTACACTGAGACTGGAAAACAGTGGGAACATATCACGAAGGAGATCGGTGCAGACATTGTTGTCTTGGATATGCCTATTCTGGACACCAGAAAAACAAACGACCTGACGGGAACGCTGATTGCTGATATTGTGTTGAAAGTTCTTTCGTATGTGGCTGAAAAGGAAAGAATAAACACGCATGAGCGGCAGGCTCAGGGGATTGCTCTTGCGAAGGACAGAGGCGCATACAAGGGAAGAAAGCCGATTGAGATAGATGAAGCGGCTTTTGATGCGGCTTACAAAGAAGTTTTGTCTGATGGGAGGACGAACAAGTGGGCAATGGAAAAACTGGGGTTGCGTCCAAACACATACTATAAGGCAGTTGCGAAGTATCGGGAGGAACACGGCTTGCCTCCTCTGGAGAGTAGGAACAAGAAAGGGAAAGAAGGTAGGGCATGAATAGATGGAGCAAGCGATACCTATACAAACTCACATTTCCCAATGGTATGGTCTATATCGGTTGCACCTATGATATTAAGCAACGGTGGGCCGGGAAAGGTGCTCACTATTACGGTATGAAGGTTTACGAGGCAATTAAGGAGTTCGGATGGGATAACATCAAGAAAGAAATTTTGCTATTCCTGCCGGACGAAAACGGAAACTCCGAAAAAATCACTTCCCTTGAAAAAGAGTTTATCAAGGCATACTCTGGAAGGTGCTATAATAGCATGAGTGACCCTGAGTGGTATGAGGATAATCCGGCATACTCTAAAGAGCGATATGCGCCCCGTGTTTACTGGACGGCGTTCGGAGAAACAAAACCAGCCAAAGACTGGTGTGCCGAATATCACACGACAATGGCAACCGTGAAAAACAGAACAGAAAAGCATGGACTTACAGTTGAACAGGCGCTTACATTTCCTCCTATACCACTTGGGAGACGAGGGAAGGGAAACAATGTTAAGGATTACTGGAGAGAACTTGGCTTGTTATAGGCGGATTGGAGTGAGTAAGAAATACTGGTACGAACAAAAAAAGAAGACCGGCTTGCCCTCTGCTAAAAGTACAAGTCGATCTGTGAGTCAAACACCAAAGGATGGTGCTGATACAGAGATTGTATCATGTGCCTCCTGAGATTGCAAGGAGGATTTTATGTATAAAGACATGGTTTCTATGTTGAATGATGCAAAAGAAGGAGATTATGAGATTAAGCGGTTTACCGTTGAAACAGGAAACCTTAGAGCTATGATTGACGGCATTATTCCGGGTGAATATGTTTCTTTAAAACATCGTGGAGAGATATTGATGTCGGACACTCCGATGGAAAGACGGACAAACAGACAGTTCGTATGGAATGCTTACGGAGACGTTTTGATCGGCGGGCTTGGAATTGGAATGATTGTTGTAGCGATACAGGATAATCCAGTGGTCAAATCAATCACCGTGATAGAAAAGAGCGAAGAAGTAATTTCCCTGATAACCAATCAGATTTCATTCCCGGAAAAGATAAAAATCATTCAGGCAGATGTGTTCACCTGGAAGCCAGAAAATGGTCAGCGGTTTGATTGCATTTATATGGATATTTGGCCGTATATCAATCGAGATGTGTACCAAAAGGAAATGAAACCGTTGAAACGCAAGTATGGGCACTACTTGAAGCCGATTTCTGAAAGTCCAAAGCGGTTTAACGAGTGTTGGGCCGAATGGTACGCAAAAAACAGAAGGCGTCTTTGAGGGAAACTCCACCTCGCACAAAAAGGCGAATTGCAAAATCGGCGCGCAAAACAAAAAGGAGGAGGTGTTGCTTAGTGGGGGGAAGGGTGCGAGATCTGACCGGGCAAAAATTTGGAGAGCTGACTGTTCTGCAAGATACCGGAGAGCGGCAGAGGGGCGGTGGAGCTGTATGGCTTTGTCGGTGTTCGTGTGGGAAAATTTGCAAAGCATCTGGAAATGCTTTAACTGATGGAAGAAAGAAGTCCTGTGGCCATACAAAGATGCGCGATTTGTCCGAAAAACGGTTTGGACGATTGGTTGCAATTAGGCCAATTAGGAGAAGGATAGAGAGCCAGCCAAACAGTTTTGCGTGGATATGCAAATGTGACTGTGGAAGTGTGACGATTGCTGCATCACCAAATTTAATAAATGGAGTAAAAAAATCTTGTGGATGCTTGCTTAGAGGGGGCGGAAAAGGATATGCCGTATGCCCTTCTTGCGATGAACGATTTTTGATCAATATAGATGGGAATCCAACACCTCAATTTTGCGAAAAATGTGCTCCAAAGTATGAAGGAAGGAATTGGAAGGTTTGCCCTGTGTGTAGAAAATTGTTTCCATCTCCGGCAAGCGAGAAGACAGTGACGTGTTCAAAGAAGTGTTCCGCTGAGTGGAAGAGGAAGACGCATGACGGAGTATCAAATAAATGGAATGAGGATTCCAAAGATAAGAAACGGAAACAGGGACAAACCGACAATCTGAAACTGGGAACACCAGCTGCTATGGCCTCTCCGATCGCTGGAAGATTTGAGACCAACCAGGAGGCGAAGATTTGGACGCTGATAGATCCGTTAGGAAATGAAATTGTAGTAAGGAATCTATTGATGTGGTCCAGAGAGAACACGGAGCAGTTCGGAAAGACGGAGGGGGACAAGTCAGCAAAGCAGATAGCGGACGGATTCAGAGCAATCGCATTAACGATGCGAGGGAAGCGGAAACATCCGTCCATGACATATTTCGGATGGACGCTGAAGGATGCACCAAAAGAGCAGGAGGAGTGAAGTGATGGACTGGATCAAATGCACTGATAGGATGCCGCCGGATATGGAGCCGGTGATGGTGACGCTGATGTTTAGTGACGCTGATGGAAAGTTCGTGTGGGCGGATGCCCGATACAACGGCGTGAAATGGGAATACCTATCAAATAGCTGGGATAACGTGTGGAGCGACGTAGATGGGGAGGTAACTCACTGGATGCCGTACCCAGAACCGGCGGAGGATTGATGATATGCACAAACTGACGAACAAGCAGTACGAGGAAAAATTAAATACCGCACCCCGCCACAGGGTGGGCGTATATAGTGCCAAGTGCCTCTCCAGATGGAGCGAACAGTGCCAAGTGCCTTTTATCTTACGGGATAGGAGGCACTTTTTTAATGGAAATTCGGGAGTTGGTAAAGAGGGCATTTCAGAGAGATTTGTCCGACCCATCTGCGCTATCTGATGCGTTTGATTCGATCAGACTGTTGGAGCCAGCGGATTTTAAGCTGGCTCATGAGCGAAACAAAGAGGTGCGGCGGCTGTCTGCAAAATTCGCCGCAGAACAAAAAAGCCTCCGTATGTTCGAGTTGAACAAGCGAAGTCTGCTGTTTGATGCGCCGTATGATTTTGATGCGCATTGCCGGTATATTGAGTGGAACCGAGAGCCCTCGAAAAGGTTCTACTTGCCCAGACGGAAGCAGTTATATAGGGTTGCAAAGGCGTTGCAACGATTGGCAGATAATGAACTAGACTTGCTGGCGATCTCGCTTCCACCCGGAGTTGGGAAGACCACGTTGGCCTTATTTTTCCTTACCTGGCTTGGAGGGCGAAATCCAGAGAAGCCAATCCTGGGTGGTTCTCATTCGAACGCATTTTTGCGCGGAGTATATGACGAGTGTATTCGTATTATGGACCCGCAGGGGGATTATCTTTGGAATGATGTGTTTCCGGTAGTCAAGGTGGTCAAGACCAACGCCCAGGATATGATGATTGATCTTGGAACAGACCCAAAGAAGGGAAAGCGATTTGCAACATTGGAGTTCTCGTCTGTTGGGTCAGGAAACGCAGGTAAGGTCCGAGCTGAAAATCTGCTTTATTGTGACGATCTGGTCGATGGTCTGGAAAGCGCGCTCTCAAAGGAGCGCATGGACAAGCTCTGGAATCTGTATGCAACGGATTTACGGCAACGAAAAATTGGAGACTGCAAGGAGCTCCATATTGCGACTCGATGGTCGATCCACGATGTTATAGGCCGATTGGAACAGTCCTACGGGGAAAGTGGCCGGGCGGAGTTTATTGTTATGCCAGCGCTAGATGAGAATGACGAAAGTAATTTTGACTATGGAAACCATGCTGGATTTACTACAGCGTTTTATCATGAACAGCGTGAAGTAATGGACGATGCAAGTTGGCGTGCTCTCTATATGAACCAGCCTATCGAGCGCGAGGGTCAGTTGTATAGCGAGGATGAACTGCGCCGGTACTTTGAGCTTCCTGATAGAAAACCAGATGCAATTCTGTTTGTGTGCGATACGAAAGACAAGGGCACTGATTACTGCGTCATGCCGATCTGCTATCAATATGGGAATGACTTCTACTGCGAAGATGTGGTATGCGATAATAGCAATCCGGAGGTTGTAGAGGCGCGGCTGGTGTCAAAGCTCCTTCAGCACAAGGCTCAGATGGGCCAGTTTGAAAGTAACAGCGCTGGTGGTAAAGTGGCAGAAAAAGTTCAAAAAGAAGTGAAAGAATCCGGGGGAATCGCAAAAATAACAACAAAATATACTACATCAAACAAAGAGACACGGATCATAGTCAACAGCCCATTTATCAAAGACCGTGTTTTGTTTAAGGATAACTCTGTCATAAAAAAAGATAAAGAATACAGGAGAATGTTAAATTTCCTTTGTGGGTACACGATGGCTGGTAAGAATAGAAATGATGATGTACCAGATGCGTGGAGCCTTTTTGCTGAGTATGTCCAGCAACTTGAAGGAAACAAGGTGGAGGTATTCCGGCGTCCGTTTTAAAATACAAAATATTGTGTATAAACTATTGATAAACACTATATATTGTGATATAATAAAACAGGTAGGTAGATTCCTACCACCTGTCCACCATCTTTTTCTCACCTCCTTCACACGGATGGGGTGGCGGCGATGGTGTCGCTACCCCTACTGTGTGGAATATATGCCGCACGAGTGAATCAGCCCAAGAATCTGGGCCGGAGGGTCGCCCCCTCCATGCGGCAACCAGCCTGGTATGTAAGGCGAGAAGTCCGGGACGACACCGGACGGCAGGCCATAGAGGAAAACTGTGACCAGCCAAACAACAACGTCTTTTGCTCCAAAGGCCAAGGAGCTGACACCCTGGAAAGACGGGGGCATGCGGAACCTGGGACGGGGTGGAATCCGTCGCTTAACCGAAAGGGGTAGAGATCGCAAGTTCAAATCTTGCAGGTTCCTATGACTGTGGAAAGACACTATACCGGAGGCTTACAGTGCCTAATTATGCACCGGAGAAGGGTAAAGGGCACCCGCCTGTCATGGAGGCGGAAGCGGTGGCAGCTATGACCTGCCCCGGCGCTATCCCGCTGAAAACTACCTGTACCGGATCGGGTAAAGTACCATATGGCATATCCATATGACGCAAGTGTGACAATCTAAGCGGGAAGCGCACATATGCCTCTCCTCGCCGCATGAGGCGGGCGGTGGCACCATTCCGACAAGACGGCATTGAAGCGCGAGAAGCTAAGTGCATGGAGCTGTGCGCACAGCAACGGCCAGTTAAGCCGGATGTACCATGTGGCTGGTGAAAAGATGATGGTCGGTCGGAAACCATTGAGCGGTGGCGGAATAAGGTAGACGCTTACCGAGTAAGGCCATACGGGCGCTTGCGCTCGTCTCGACTGATTAGGTCATGTGAGGTGCAGATCCTCACCCGCTCAAAAAATGGCAATGCGAAAGCCTTTTAGGGAGATGGAAAATCCTCTTGCCTTAGAGCAAGGAAAACCCAAGAAGCTGAGTTGCTGCTTACTTACACTTAAGCAGACAGGCATACGGAAAGCCTGACCAAACCCGCAGCATACCCGGTCTATCCCGGGTATATATGCCGCCCCGCAGTTGCAGGAGACGGGGGCGGAATAAGATCTGAAAGGAGTCGCCCAACTGAATGAAGATTGATATTTACTGTCCAATCTGTGCCGCCGCTGGTATAAATCATGGAAAAGGGCGGCTTTTGATGCAGGTGGATAGCAAAACGAAAGGTGTGGTTTACCCATACTGTAAGGCTTGCAAGAAAAACATAAAGATCGAGTTGAAGGGCGATAAAAGCGCCTGAGAATATATAATACTTTAGTGCCAAGTGCCAGGCCACTAGCTGGCCTCTAAGAGTGCCAAGTGCCGATCAGTTGCCGAGGAATCCTCGGTAGTTGGTCGGCACTTTTGTTGTTCTGGAGGTGACAAGGTGACTGAAAACGATACTGTTAGGGCTATATCCGAGTGGCCAGTCAATGGAATGACTGGTCGGCGTAAAATCTACACTGCCAAAAAGCGAGTCACCCCGGAGAATGTGGTGGATGTACTGGGCAAAGCGCTGTCTGTGCATCGTATCAATAGGGCGGAAATGTCCTATTTGTATGACTATTACAGAGGCAAGCAGGACATCCGCCTGAAAGATAAAATCGTCCGCCCGGCGATCAATAACAAGGTGATGATTAACCGGGCGAATGAGATTGTCACATTCAAAACGGCCTACCTTCTGGACGGCCCGATCCGCTATGTGTCTAACGGTGGAGAGGATGATATTTCCGCCAGTGTGAACACGCTCAATGAGTATATGCGCTCTGAGAGCAAGGACACTCTCGACAAAGAGCTGGCAGATTGGATGAATATTTGCGGTGTTGCGGTACGCATGGTACTTCCTGATGAAGTTGGCGAGGAGGACGGTTCTCCAGCCTCTATCTACACCCTTGATCCGAGGGCAGCGTTCTGCATCTACCATAGCGGCATAGGGCAGAAAAAGGTCGCTGGTGTGCTGGAACAGGTAGACGAGGAGGGCCAGCCCTACTTCTGCGTGTACACCCCCGAATGGTATTTCGAGGTTCAGAACGGACAGATCACGAAGCGGGAGAGCCGTACCATCCCCTACATCCCCATTGTAGAGTATGTGAATAACGATGCCCGCATGGGGGCGTTTGAGCCGGTCATCCCTATCCTGAATGCCATCAACATGATTGAATCCAACCGGCTTGACAGTATTCAGGATTTTGTCAACGCCTTTGATGTATTCGAGAACTGCGAGTTAGAGGACGGCCAATACAAGGAACTGGCAAAGGGCGGAATGGCAATTACTATCAAGAGTGTTCAGCCCGGCATGGAGGCCAAGGTCTACCGCATTGCCTCTGAGCTGAACCAGACCAACACGCAGACCATTGTTGATGATCTGGAGGACGCATACCTGACCATCTGCGGAATGCCGAACCGGAACGGAGGCTCCTCCACCAGTGACACCGGACAGGCAGTCATTTACCGGGACGGCTGGTCTGCTGCCGAGAGTCGGGCCAAGGACACGGAAAAGACATGGGAGCGGTCGGAGCGGGAGTTCCTGCGGCTGGTTCTGTATATCTGCCGGGAGACTGGCGATTTGGGATTGCAACTGTCTGATATAAAGCCGGAGTTCACCCGCAAGAACCTGTCCAACATCCAGTCCAAGGCGCAGGTGCTGGCGGAGATGCTGAACAACAGCAAGATTCACCCGAAGCTGGCGTTCCAGTATAGCGGGCTGTTCAGCGACCCCGAAGAGGCTTTTAGGATTTCAATGGCCTACTACGAAGAGAATCAACGCAAGATGGAGCGGAGCCTGCGAGATGAACTGGTGGCGGAACGGGACAGAGGGAACAATCCGGCCAATCCGCAGGATGGTGGCGGTGATGATGAATGAGCGGCTACTATGACCTCACAGACAAAGCCATTGAACTTTTGAACAGTAGGGCGGTCAAGCGGTTTGAGGACGCCAAAGACGAAGCGGCGCAGATGAGATTTGATGAACTCAATGTGCTGGAAGTCACCCGGACGCTGTATGACCAGATACGCAAGGACAACCAAGATGTCTTTCTTGAACTGGCGCAAGAGCGGTATCAGGAGGCCGAACCGCACGGAGAGGAACCGCCTGATTTAGCGTGGTTGCTGGCTCTGCTGGCGGCGTACAACGCTGTGACGAAATACCAGTATTCCCACGAATGGGAGCGCAAGCGTGACCGCACAGCGGAGGCTATTAACTCGGCCACCGCAAAGGTCACAGAGTTTCGACGGGGCCTTTCCTACTGGGCGCAGATGACGGAATGGTATGCGGTGGAAGTAACAGACCAATCCACACTGAAAGCATTTCAAGACAGCGGTGTGCGCTATGTGAAATGGAACACCATGAATGACGGGCGTGAGTGCTCCGTTTGTAAGGAACGAGACGGGAAAATTTATCCCATCCGGAGCATACCAAGCAAGCCCCACCCTGGTTGCCGGTGCTGGTATACCCCGTCGGAGAAAAAGTGAATTTAAGCGGCCCAGCCGTTTGAATATGGCCCCAGAGAAGGGGCGGTACAAATCTCCCAACAGCGAGAGAACGCTTAATAACCCAAAAACATAGTGAGAGAACACTTACAAAACCCAAAAGGAGAATTTACATGAAGATTTCCACCGACAGCATCCAGGGCTTCGCGGAAATGAGCGACGCCGACAAGGTTACTGCCCTGCTGGGGCTTGATGTGCCTGACCCGGTTGACCTGAGCGGCTATGTGAAGAAAGAAGTTTTCGATGCCAAGGCTACCGAGGCGGCCAACCTGTCCAAGCAGCTCAAATCCAAGATGACCGATGACGAGGCCGCAAAGGCGCAGGCTGACGCTGACCGCAAGGCGCTGGAGGACAAGTACACCGAACTGCTGCGCAAGTCCACTATTGCCGAGCACACCGCCCGCTATATCGCCATGCCGGGCTATGACGAGAAGCTGGCCCGTGAGACGGCGGAGGCTCTGTTTGACGGCGATATGGAGCGGGTCTTTGCAAACCAGCAGAAGGCCAACGCCGCATATGAGAAGAAGCTGCGGGCTGATCTGGTGAAACAGGACCCCAAGCCTGACGGTGCTGGTGGTGGAACCGAAGAGAAGGACGAGGCTGTTGAATTTGCCAAGAAGCTGGGCAAACAGCGGGCCGATGCCCTCAAAAACGCAAACGAAGGTTTGAAACACTACCTTTGATTGAAAAGGAGAGAAACAGATGAAGTTTACCAAGACTTCTGTTGGCGGAACCATTGAGATTCTGGCCGCTGACGATTTTGTGACGATCCCCATTTGTGTCACGGAAACCGCTGCCGTCCCTGCTGGTATGCCCATGACTACTGCTGGGAAGAAGGTGGCTACTACCTCTTATGCTACCGCTGTGGGTATGCTACTGTATGATGTAGACCCGACCGAGAATCCCAATGGCGCTCTGCTGGTACAGGGAGTTGTGGACAAAAAGAAAGTCGAGTCCCATGCGAGCATTACGCTGGATGATACTTTTGCTGTGCCCGGTATCATTCTGCGTGACAACATTGGCGTGAACGAGTAAGGAGGGATACATAATGGATTTGAGAGAAGTTTTTACTCCTGCTGCGATTGCGGCCAACTGGATTGAGGTTGCCTCCAATCAGATTCCTTATCTGGGCGCGACCTTGTTCCCTGCCCGCAAGAAGGCCGGCCTTGACCTGTCCTGGCTGAAAGGCTCCCGTGGGCTACCTGTCTCTCTGATGCCCTCCGCATTCGACGCGAAGGCCACCTTCCGTGATCGGATTGGATTTGAGAAGCTGGAGACCGAGATGCCTTTCTTCCGTGAGGGATACAAGATCAAAGAGAAGGACCGGCAGGAGATGCTGCGGGTGCAGGAGTCTACCGACCCCTACGCTGCCGAAGTGATTGCTCGTGTATTTGACGATACCCGAGATCTGGTTGACGGTGCAAATGTCGTGCCCGAGCGGATGATTATGCAGCTCCTGTTCCCCGAGGGTGGAGACGTTGGTATTGCCATTAAAGCAAACGGTGTGAATTACACGTACAAGTATGATACAGACGGTTCTTGGAAGACCTCCAACTACACCGCACTGACTGATACTGCAACTTGGGACAAGCCCTCTACGGCTGACCCCTTTGCGGCGTTCAAGACAGTCAAAGACGCTATCCGATCTAAGACTGGAACTGAACTGACGGTCGCCATTATGAACTCTTACACGTTCAATCTGCTTTCCAAGACGGATGCAGTAAAGAATCGTTATTTGACCACTAATGGCCTGTCTCTTGGCTATCTGACAGACGCCGAAGTAAAGGCGGTTGTGGAGTCTACTTCTGGTCTGCGGATTGCCATTTACGACAAGCAGTACCGGGACGAGAGCAAGGTAGCCCATGCATTTGTGCCCAATGGGTATGTCTGCCTGATTCCTGACGGCGCACTCGGTGGCACTTGGTATGGAACAACTCCGGAAGAGGCGGATCTGCGTGGAGCGTCCAGCGCAGAGGTTTCCATTGTGAATACAGGTGTTGCGATTACCCGTATTCTCCAGGAGCATCCTGTAAACATCAACACCTTCGCGTCTGAAATCGTCCTGCCCTCCTTCGAGCGTATGGACGAGGTGGCTGTGCTCAACGTCCTGGGGGGATGATCGGGTCTGACACTCTAAGCCTTTTCCCCGGCAGTCAGACCCTATTGTGGAAGCAGGTGTCCGAGCTGGTAGGAGATGACCTGGCGGTCAAGGCTGATGGATCTGTAGTCGGTACATTCCATCATGTGACGGATACACCGAGTTCAGTTCTGAGCCGGACGAGCAAGAAGGTTATTACTTTCCGTTTCACCTGACTAAGACCGGAAGCAAAATGACCTTCAAGAAAAATGGTTCACCTACTAAGCAGGACATTGCATTTGACCCGGATATTATTTTCCGGGTTACGAAGACCGATGCTTTCGAAGTGTTGGTAGATAACCAAAGCGTTGTGACGTTCAATTTCTCTGGAGCTACATTCGAGAGTTAAGAAAAGCGGGAGGCAGCATGAAGTTTATTCCAAATTACCGCGTGTGTTATGGTGGCCGGTTTTATGAAGTTGGTGCCCAGGTCTCTATCAAGGCCGAAGACGCGGATATGATGAAGCGGCACGGGACGGTGTTGGATGAACCGACGCCGCCTCCCGCCGCACCTAAAAAGCCGGGTAGACCTAGGAGGGCGGACAATGGACAATCTGGCGAGGTTGAAACTCCGCACGAATGAGCCGGACGAGGCCATCCTGGAGGACTGCCTGGAGAGCGCAAAAGCGGCGATCATGGCGAGACGGTATCCGTTCCAGGAATGGCCGGAGGAACTGGAGAGCCGGTATCTTGATTTGCAGTTCAGGTGTGCGCTTGACCTCTACAACAGAATCGGAGCAGAGGGACAGCTTAGTCATGGGGAAAACTCCATCAGTCGGGCTTGGGAGTCCTCTTGGATTTCTGAATCGCTCTTGCAGGAAGTGACGCCAGTTGCAAAGGTGGTGGGATGATGGTTCATCCGAATGGACACAAAACCGTTATTGAATATTCCGGTGTGAATATTTGTGATATTTCTATTGATGGATTCCATTTAAAAAGCGTATCAAAGTTAGATGTACATGATGGTGCGCCGGACGAATTTGCAGAAGTGACACTCACTTTTTCCCCTGGAGAAATCATCATCAAGCGAAAGGATGATGAGCCATGAGATCGTTGCTCCGGAATCAACAGCCTGTTTTCTTCAAACTATACAAGGGTCAAGAGGAAATCGTAGATGAATATGGAAACCCGACCGGCTCATATGTCCCTATTTACAGCGAATTGAAATCCGCTATGCTGTGTGTTTCCCCGAACAAGGGCAATTCCGAGGTGGAGCAGTTCGGCTCACTGGAGGATTACGATCGAACGGCAACTACCGCAGATACGGCCTGCCAAATTGATGAGGATTCCGTTTTGTGGGTAGATGGGGCTGATACTGACGGCCCGTATAACTACATTGTGAAGCGGAAAGCTCCATGGAAGAATAGTATTCAATACGCTATCAAAAAGGTTTCTGTATCTGAGTACGAAGCGGAACAAAAATTGTTTGATAGAAAAGCAGAGATTGAGGCGGCGATGCTAAGTGCCAAAAATAAAACTGAAGCTGAGCACGGACTCGATCAACCAAGCATTGAAGGAAGTCAAGGCGTATCAGAAGAAGGTTGAGGGGGCTGGCGAGGAAATCGCAAAGCAGCTTAGCGAGATTGGCTACTCTGTCGCCTACAGCGTCATGCAGGGACATGTGTTTTCTGGTGAGACGATTGAAAGTTTGACACTGGATAAAAAAGGCGAAGGGCGGTATGTCCTATACGCCGAATCGCAAGCAATATTGTTCTTTGAGTTTGGCGCTGGCGTACGCTATGGTGGTGGGCATCCATGGGATGATGATTTTGGGTTTGGCCCAGGAACATATCCGGGGAACGGGCATTGGGATGATCCTAATGGCTGGTGGTTCCCGACAGATGATCCAAGGCTTGTTATAAGAAGAGACAAAAATGGTCAGGGGTGGGGGCACTCCTACGGCAATAAGCCGCATATGCCATTCTATAATGCGGACAGGGCCATGAGAGACAGTCTCTTGACAGTTGCCAAAGCGGTTTTGAGATAAGGTTGGGATTTTGTGCAGTGGAGAAAGAACCCGTTTGGATTAAGCGAAACAGATTACAAGAAAATTTATAACTCTTGGTGGAACATGAAGAACAGGTGTTCAAACCCAAAGTCGCAACGGTTCTATTCTTACGGAGAACGAGGAATAACCTTGTGCGAAGAATGGATGGACTCCCAGGTGTTTATCGGATGGGCAGTAAAAAACGGGTGGAGACCCGGATTGACTATTGAACGAATCGATGTAAATAAGGGATATTCTCCTGAAAACTGCACTATTATTCCGTATGCGTTACAAGCGCAAAACAAAACGACAAACATCAGAATCAAAATAAATGGGCAAGAAAAATGTTTGTCTGAGTGGTGCAGAATATTTAATTTCCCGTTCAAAAGAGCATGGAAAAGATATCACGTGTTTGGGTATCGAGATGTCGAAACCATTTTCTATGAAGGGGATTTGAGGAGGCGGTCGGTATCATAGACATTGAATCGTTCCTTTTCAGTCAAATTGCAGGAGCGCTTCGAGCGTCCTATGAAGGAATTTTTGTGTCTGGCGAATATGTAGACAGCCCCGCAAAATTTCCGGCCGTCACCATCGTTGAAAGCGACAACAGCGTGCTTCAAAAAATGAGAACAGCGGCACCAAATTTGGAAAACGCCGTGTCGCTGATGTACGAGGTAAACGTCTACACGAACAGTGTAGGGTACAAGAAGTCCGAGGCAAAGGATATCATTGAAACCATCGACAATGAGTTTTCCAAGATGGGATTCACTCGTACCATGTGCAATCCGGTGTCCAATTTGCAGGATGCCACTATTTACCGCATTGTCGCCCGGTATGAGGGCGTAGCGGACAAGGATTTTAGAATCTACACAAACTAAAAGGGCTGACAGTGCCGAGTGCCTCTGTGCCAAGTGCCTCCCTAAAAAATTAGGAGGTACTATTTTTATGGCAGGAATCCAACTTAGCACAGCGGGCGTCACCCTGTTGTACGCCGCAGAAGCCACCGCTGGCACTCGCCCGACTACTGGGTACGAAAAAATCTCCGAAATCAAAAGCATTCCTGAGTTGAACCCTGAGCCCGACAACCTGGAAACAACGACCTTGGAAGAGACGGAGTGGAAGACCTATGTCCCAGGCTTGAAGGACATCGGCGGCGCACTGTCTTTTACGGCAAACCTGACCGAGGCATCTATGACCGAGTGGGAGGGCGTTGTCGATGCCTATGATACGGCAGCCGCCGGAAATAAGGCTACTTGGTTCTGTATCGTGATTCCTGGGCTGACCAAGGCACTGTATTTCACGGGTCAGCCCTCCCCGATGGGTATGCCCGCTATGGAGGTCTCTGCTGTTCTGGAAACAACTCTCTACATCACCCCGACCGGTGCGCCTCAGTGGGCAGCAAAGCCTACTGATCTGGAAAGTATGAGTCTGAGATCTTCTACCAAGAAAAACGTTGAGGTTTGAGGAGGAAATACCATATGAGTGATAATGTCGTGAGCATTCAGGATAGAGTGATGCCCGTTCGCGTCATTGACAATAAGACTGGGACGGCGTATGAGCTTGATTTTAACAGAGAGAGCGTTAAGTTTGCTGAGAATCGTGGCTTTAAGGTGGACGAGCTGACAGTGTTTCCGGTGACTAGAATCCCGGAGCTGTTCTACTATGCTTTCCGGAAAAATCACAAGAATGTAGCCCGGTCTCAGACTGATGCCCTGCTGGATGGTATGGGCGGGATGACAAGTGCTCTTCTGGAACGTCTGATTCAGCTCTACAATCAGGCAGCCCTTACCCACCTGATTGCAACTGACGAGGATGCGGCAAAAAACGCAGAGGTGACTGTGGAGCTGTAAATAGCCCACGGTCTTATACGGAACTATTTGAGGCGGAGTGCCCCTACTATCTGTCCATCGGCATGACTTGGGAACAGTATTGGTATGGTGATGTATGGATGGTAGAGGCATACCGCCAAGCTGATAAGCAAAGGCTTGAGCGGGAAAACATGATGCTCTGGCTACAGGGCCTTTATAACTACGAAGCCCTTTGTGACGCATCTCCGATATTCCGGGATTTTGCCAAAAATGGGACAAAACCAGTTCCATACCGAACGGAACCATACCCACTAGGCAAGAAAAAAGATGTACCAACCGAGCAGGAAGTTAAAAACGAGCGTTTGAAAGCCACCCTGTTCTTTAAGAATTGGGCAAGGGCTGCTGAGAAAAAGTTCCGGTAGGCCCTGGTTTGCACCTTGCCAACTTCATATGAGATAGCGGAGATTTTGATTGCCTCCTTCCCCAAGTTGTGGTAAGATTTGGGGGAGGAGGGATGAAATGTGACAAGACGAAAGACAAGAACGGATGCAGATAAAGGCGTCATTGAATTGCTATGTTTCATTTTGTTGCTTATCCCGTTTGGGATATATCAGTTATGCAAGGGAATTGCTTTGATAATATCTGAAATTTCTGGACGGAGGTAGAAAAATGAAAAAGCTAGTTTCTTTTATTTTGGCTGGATTGATGGTTGGTTTGATGATTTCCGGGTGTCAAGGTGAGGATATGGACCAAGAAACCCATGAGTTGCTTGAAGACAATGAATTTACATCTCTTGTCACACAAACTTTTAATAAAATCGGGATAGATATTGGGGAAGAAAACATAAAAATTGAGTCTGACATGGAAAACCATGGTGTGCGAAGCGTGAGCGTAGAGGTTATGTGTGATGACATAGAAATGCGTTTTTCTTGTTTCTATACAAGCGAAACCTGGAGCCCTGTTAGTATTTCAGACGTAGAAACAGACCAATATTATTGGATTACTCCTTCAGCAGAAACATATGAAGATGTGTATGATTGGAAAACCGGAGAGATAATTAGCGAAAAAACAGAGGAATTTCCAGAATTCACAACTCAGAAAAGCCAACAGGCCGACGATTCTAAAGCAGTGTATCAAGATTATCAATCAATTTTGGATGATTATTCAGAAAGAATTAGGGATGCTGTTCCGGAATTGATAGAGGAATACAAAATAGAAGCCGCAAATAACACAGAGGGGCTTCAAGGGCTTGCCACATTAAGTAACGAAAAGATAAGCGAACTGGCCGAAATATCAAATGAGGGAATTTCCAAAATGGCTGAATATTATTATCATGCCGGAAGCGGATCATATGATGAGTATGAAGAATGGGCCGGGAAACTGATGGATGTTTATATGGAAGAAGCTACAAAAATTCAAGACGCATATATGGATTCAGCAATGTAATCAAAGATATAATACCGGGCTTGTAAATCGAAGTCCCCGCTATCTTATATGAGGTGGCGGGGGCTTTTTATATCTTTAGTGCCAAGTGCTTCATTGCCAAGTGCCGTATTTCAGAAGGTGGTAGCATCATGGCCGTTGATATTGATAGTCTGCAAATTGAAATAGAGGCAACTTCGAGTGATGCGGCGGCAAAAATCGACGCATTGGCTACCGCGCTGACTAACCTGAAAACAGCGGCAAAGGGTGGAGCGGGGCTTACTACAGTTTCTAAGCAGATGCAGGCACTTGCAAATGCGGCAAAGCTGATAAATAGCAGCAGCATTAATACAGTAAAGTTAAAGGAAATGACAAGTGCACTTAACGGATTGTCTTCTATCCAGAAGTCCAGCGGCTTGTCCTCCGCAATCAACGCCCTTAAAAAGTTGCCTCAGATTAGCGAGTCCTTAGAAAAAGCAGATTTAGGAAAGTTTGCTGTTCAGATGAATCAGGTGGCGGACGCAATGCGCCCCCTGGCTACGGAGATGCAGAAAGTTTCCAGCGGGTTCTCAGCTTTCCCGATAAGGATTCAGAAGATCATCCAGAGCAATACCGGACTCGCCGCCTCGAACAATAAAGCAGCAAAAAGCTTCGGCGTTCTTGGAACTGGGATTAGTTCCGCACAGGCGAAGTTCGGAATCTATTCAGTGGTATTTCGCCAAATTGCGCGTACTGCATCTGATTGGGTAAAAGAGAGCAATGATTATGTCGAGAATCTGAATCTGTTTACTGTTGCAATGGGCGATGCTGCGGAGAGCGCATTAGAATATGCGGAAGCAGTAAAAGAAGCTGTTGGGATTGACCCGTCTGAATGGATCAGAAACCAGGGCGTCTTTAAGCAAATAACTGGTGGATTTGGAGTCATGGAAGAAAAAGCAAATCTTATGTCAAAAAACCTGACACAGTTAGGTTATGACATTTCTTCCTTCTATAACATTTCCATTGAAGAGGCCATGGAAAAATTGCAATCCGGCATTGCAGGCGAAATTGAGCCACTGCGACGCTTGGGCTATGCAATTGACGTAGCTACCCTGCAAGAAGTGGCATACGCACATGGAATTGAGCAGAGTGTAAATACGATGAACCAAGCGCAAAAATCCCAGCTTCGTTATTTAGCGATTATGGAGCAGAGTGGGAACGTAATGGGGGATATGGCCCGGACGGTGCAGACCCCGGCTAATGCTTTGCGCATTCTAAATCAACAAATAAATCAGTTAACCAGAGCCTTAGGGAATTTATTGATTCCATTTTTACAGCAGATTATTCCGTATGTTCAGGCATTTGTGGAAGTCATTACTGATGCGATACAGGCATTGGCGCTTCTGGTTGGATTTGAATTGCCTGAGATTGATTATTCCGGGCTGGATGGTGTGACATCTGGTGCCACAGATGCGGAAGATGCCATTGAAGGGGCTACTGGAGCGGCCAAAGAAATGAAAAAGGCGTTGCTCGGGATTGATGAATTGACCATTCTGGAGCCGACTGCTTCTGGAGGCGGTGGTGGATCTGGTGGCGGAATTGGAGGCGATTTGGGTCTCGACCTTCCCGAGTATGACTTCTTAGCCGGGTTGGAAGAACAGGCATCTAAGATAAAAGAGCAGATGGAATCTATTTTGGGGCCAATCCTTTCTATTGGAGCTGGATTTGCTGCATGGAAAATTACTCCTAAAGTATTGAATTGGTTTAAGGATCTTAAGAATGGAAAGTTTAGCAAGATCGATAAACTCGCAGCGGGTATCGGGCTTGTAATTACGGGATTTACGCTTGAATGGCAAGGCGGATACGACATTGGTTACAATGGGCTGAACCTTGAGAACGCCATAAAAACAGCTATCGGAGCCGGACTAGGAATCGCTGGATCGCTCCTTATCTTTGGGACTGGGCCTCTTGGGTGGACAATTGGTATCGTAGCCGCGTTATCTGTTGCCATTGCAAGTATTACCATAGGGTATAACCGGAGACAAATAGATGACGAGATAAAAGAGCGGTTTGGAGAAATTGAACTGACAGTGGAAGAAGCCAAAGAACTGGCAGAAAGGATTATGTCATCTCCGCTTTCTATCCAACTGGACATGTACGTGGAGGCAAAGACTGGTGCAAAAGAAGCAATCGAAAAGTATCTTGCATCTTCCGAAGAGTTTTCTTATCTGATTTGGAAGGTATCCGTTGGCTTTGAAGTAGATGATGCTGAATTGAGCAACAGTATTGATTCTATGATCGCTGACGCACAATCCTTCTTAAATGCACAGAGAGAAACGTATGCGCTTGCTGTCAACATCGGCTTTAGTGATGAAGGAATCAAAACTGAAATGGCGGCATTCGTAAACACGTATTTTTCTGAATCCTCCAGCGAAATGCAGCGTCTTGGGACGGAATTAAAGCAAACGATGCTAGATGCACTTGCCGATGGAGTCATTGATGAACAGGAAATGAAGACGATCAATGATTTGCAGTCTGAGGTAAACCAGATGCTTTCTATGGTTGCTGACGCTGAGTATAGAGCAAAGCTCAACAATGCAGTATATGAGCTTGGTGGAGACTTATCATATGAGAGTGTAAAGGACGTCAGTGAGAAATTGGGCAATATAGCGCAAGAGCAGCTTGATAGTTTAAAACAGACACATTTGGACGCACTGGCGGTTATCGAGCTAAAATATCAAACTGATGGTAATTATGAAGAATATACTGCGGCAATAGAAAACGAAATGCAGACTTATTTTGCAAATCAAGCACAGGTATCTGCAACCGCTTTTGAGCCTCTCATTGGAAAATTTAATGCGGCATTTTCTGACGCGCTTACAGAGGCGCAACCTGCGTTTGATCGGCCGGTAGAAGACCTCCTTGACAGGACGTTCCATCAATTCACTACCGATGAAACCGGAGTGCTTGTCGGAGATAGTATAAGCGATTTTATGAGGAGCGTTGACCAACAATGGAAACTTGGGTTCCAAACGCTTGATATTACTCCAGAAGTGAGAGCTGCTTTGTCTGAAACGCTTGCCGCGTTGGAGCCTAGAGCAGAACAACTCCAAAAGATCGCTGATGATTCTAGAGCCGCAGGTATTGCTGTCCCGCAGTATGTTTCTGAGGGCCTGCATGACTACAACATGCTTGCAGCCATTTCCGGTGATATGGATGCTATCAACTATTTGCTTGGAGAAAAACTGTCTACAGACCCCAATTTCCTACAGGCACTTCAAACTGCGACAGATGCTGGCATGAACATCAATGAGGCTGTTGCAAATGGATTGTTAGACAATCTCGAAGTGAAAGAAAACGCTGATGGAACAATTTCGTTGATTAACGATACAATCGGCGAAAAAGTTCTAGAGGTTACACCAGCGTTAAAAGAAACCTTAAAAACTCTCGGTATAAATATGAGCAATGGGCTCATTGAGGGAGTTGAATCAAAGGACACAGAAGTATTTAACTCTGCAAATGGGATAGGTAAGCAGGTCGGAAACGGAATTGCGGATGGACTTGATGATAGCACACGGGCAGTTAAGAACGCGGCAGATAGGCTTGTTGATATTGCACTATCGGCAACAAAGACCGCAGCAAAAATTCATTCACCATCTCGCTTGTTCCGTGATGAAGTTGGATTGAATATTGGCCTAGGTATTTCCGAAGGAATCGGTAATAGTAGAGATGCTATACTTTCGGAAATTGAACTTACAAATCAGCGTATGGTGAGTGCTTTTTCAACTGGTTCGATTGGTAGTCTCTCTAGATCTTTTTCTGTGGAAGAAGTAAAGAGCATAAATACACATACATCTGGAACCGTTACAGTAACAGACGGAAGAGAAGGCCAGCGGGAGATAAATCAAGAAATGATAAGCACATTGTTTGCCATAAGCCAGCAAATCATTTCCGCAATTGAAGAGAACAGCGGAGACGTTTATCTGGATGGGGATAAGGTCGGAGAACGAGTAACGGAATACCAAAATAGGAAGAATCGCATTTTTGGCAGATAAATTTTAAATTGGAAGAAAGGGTGACAATATTGGTTCTTGAAATTGATGGGTTTAATATTGTCCCTTACATTTCATTTGGAGGAGTTAAGTGGCAACGGTCTGACGTGGACGGGGAGGGAGCTGGTCGTACTTTGGATGGCAAGCTCAGAAGGAATCGGGTGGCAACAAAGCGGCGGCTGGATATTACCTGCCGTCCGCTCAATGCCGCCGAAACAAGTAAAGTCTTAACGGCAATTATGCCGGAATGGGTATCGGTTCGATATACAGATCCTCAAACAAACAGCATTGCAACAAGAAAAATGTATTCCAATAACAACCCGGCTACGTTTCAAATGAAGCAGAGGAACGGAGATGAACTATGGGGAGGGATCACATTCCCACTGATTGAGGAGTAATATATGCCATACGAGTATCAAGTAGAAATTGGCGGAATAATGTACGGAATGGATAGCATTAAAAGCGCAAATATAAAGCAGCCGTTATTCGAGTATTTTGGAGCGGGGAATGCAATGCCTGCTGAGTTCCACATTACATTTATTCCTAAAGAGGAACCTCCCAGAATGGCAAAAATTGTACCATTCTGTAGAGAAGAAGGAGAAAAAGATTGGCATAAGCTAGGTATATTTTTTGTTGATGTAAGGAGTGAAGATAGACAGTGGAAAAATCTCATTGCCTATGACTCCATGCTGAAAACCGAACAAACTTACTTGATTAGTGAAGATGTGGGTGAATGGCCAAGGGGGATGAAAGCGCTTGTTGCGGATATAGCAAGCCGTATAGATGTAGAAGTTGATAGTAGAACAGTTATCAATGAAAGTTATGTGGTTGAATATCCAAACGATTATACAATGCGAGAAATTTTATGCCATATAGCAGCGGCCCATGCAGGGAATTGGATTATTACGGCGGACGGGAAATTGTTGCTGGTTCCGCTTTTTACTGCAATGCCTCCAGAGACATATTACTTAATAGAAGACAGCGGAAGTGCCATAGTGTTTGGAGAGGATAGAATTTTGGTATGAATAACAAGTATTATGTAGGCCAAAAAGCATCTTCTTTTTTAAAATATGAAAAAACTCCTCCAGTTAGTAAAATCCGGCTGTTTTGGGATGATGAAAATGCATTCGAAGCTGGAGATGATACAGGATACACAATAGAATTGTTTTGCCCATCAGCTACGCAGAAGATGGCAGATAATATTTTGAATGCAGCAAAAGGATTTGTGTATCAAGGATTTTCGGCCCCTGGCTCAAGCCTAGTTCCAGAAGCGGAACTGGGGGATGGAGTAACGGTTGACGGTTTTTACGGAATGATAGCAAATCGGGATATAGAATTTGGCCCAGGGAATTTATCCGACATCTCTGCTCCAGGGGAAAAGGAAATTAACCATGAATATCCTTATTTGAGCTCAGAAAGTAGAGAGCTAAAACGAAAAGTTACACTAGGGACTTCTTACTATGGCACTAAAATTACTCGAAAAAACGGATTAGAAATTACCAAAACAGATAATAGCGGTGCAGAGAAAAGCCGGGTTATTTTAAACAGCGATATTTTGGCCTTTTATAATGACGATGGACAGGCAGCACTCTATTTTGATGCGGCCAGTGGAAGATACATTTTTCGCGGGGACATCAACATGCAAGGGGGATCTATTTATTGGGGAGATTCCTTCCCTTACAAGTCCCAGTTTTCAACATCTCCGGATGGACCATGGCATGATAAGCAGCAAGAAGGAGATAAATACAGACGAGATACATATGATGGGGGAAAAACTTGGGAAGAGCCTTACCAATTTGTCGGAACAGACGGACGAGACGGTATAGACGGTTCGGATGCAAGTGTTACATTCAACAATGTACTTCGAGCATTACAAAGAGCAGAGGCGACACAAACAACATTTATTACAGCGGATGAGCTAGGGGCTCCCACCATTTATGGTGCCAAAATTTATGGTGCAGAGATATATGCTGGCGGTGTAGATGATATGGGTGGACAAATTATTGGGCTCTTGGACACTGGGATGGTGGTATGGAACGGAGATGGAGAACGAGTATTAACTATTTCTGGAAATGCAGATACTGCGAGCCTTGTCACGGGCTATAACATATTACGCTTTAACTGTCCGTATATGTCGGTAGAAGCCACATCATCAGTTTCCTTTCATGGACGATTAGTTTCTTTTGATGACGTAAATGAGGTTTCAGGACTTTATCTGAGGTTTTCTTAATGCTTCCTAAAATATATTCAGCGTTTCTCAACTTGACAAATGCATGTAACTTGGCGTGTCGCTATTGTTTTGTGGAACAGCATCCAGATATGATTTCCCTTCAGGTAGCGAAAGATGCAGCGGATTTTTTGGCCGCCAACGCGGGAGACGGGGTTCCGTCTATCAACTTTTTCGGCGGGGAACCACTACTGATGTGGGACGCTATTATAGTCCCGCTGACCGAGTATGTCCGGGATCGGTATCCAGCATATAACCTTTCTATGACAAGCAATGGAACTCTGCTGAACCAGGAGCGGGCGGAGTATATGAGGAAGAAAGGAATAGGGCTCTTGCTTTCCATGGACGGAGACAGACGGACTCAGGAGCGCAATCGACCGCTTCAGGATGGCGGCTCCAGTTTCGACATTCTGGGGAAAAAGCTTCCTTTAATTTTGAAATACTTTCCTGATGTGATGTTCCGCTCTACGGTAACACCGGAGACCGCAGTTGACTTGTTTCACGATATGATATTTGCAGAACAAGCTGGTTTCCGCACATTTTTTACTATGCCGGATAGTTTTGCAAATTGGGACGGCACTGAGCCACTGGAGGAGGAACTTCGGCGCTATTCAGAGCATTATGTCGAGTGCTTAGAAAATGGATGGGAACCAATCTACTTCACACAGATTGAAAAGTTTTTCCCCAAAATACTCTTGCACAACCAGGCGATCCAAGAGGGGGCAAACCGCGCCTATACCTCATGTATGGCCTGCGGCAAGTGCGGGCTGGGTTCTGGGCGCTATGCGGGGATTAACCTGAATGGAGATATCCTAGCTTGTCAGGAGTTCTTTTCACGAGGAGATAATCCATTCGTGATTGGAAATATCTATACTGGGGTGGTAGATGAGACGCGGAGACGACTTATGCAAAAATACGATAGCGCACAGGTTGAAGGGGATGGGTGCGATGAATGCCCCCTGAACCGCATCTGTGATGGAGGGTGCGTGGCCAACAACTATATTCGATCGGGGAGTTTCCACCATATGCCCCCCATCTGCTGTCGGTGGAACCGTCTGCTATTCCGAGAGGCAATCTATCTAATGGAGCGGCTGGGCAAGGCAAGAAACAAACGCTTTTTAGAGAGGTGGCATATCTATGTTGCCAGATGAGCTGATCGAAGTACCGGAATACCTGAAGGGGGAACTTACCGGTGCAAACGTCATGCCCATGTGCGACTTCTGTACGGAGATTGCCTGTGAGACAGATGGAATGGCCTGTGGTGAGACTTGCAGCCAAGGATGCCACGGGCAATGTACTGTGGTACAGTGCGGACAGTGTAGCGGCTGCCTGGGTGGATGCCAGATATGCGAATCATCCTGCCAAAATTCCTGTCAGTCCTGTCAGTCATCCTGCGAGTCGGCAGCGCAAAACCCTACCAGCTATGGTTCCATCACGGTGGGCGAAGTTACCAGCCATACTATTGAAGTAACGCTGAGAGCCATTTCAAAAGCAACATCTTATGTAATCGCCTATCGGCCAGACAGCACGACTACTGCCCGAAATGTGGAAACTACGTCGAGAAATTACACGCTAACAAGCCTCGAGCCTAACCAGAGGTATGTAATTAACTACTATGGCAAGAACAGCTACGGAACCGGCCCTTATATGCCTTCTCCGGTCTATGCCACCACAAGGCCAGAGATTGTAGTTGAACCGTGGTCATGGACATCATCCAATGGGGCAGCGACGGACACACAGACCCGTAACGCCTACCAAGTTTTACAGGGTAACCGGGCAGCGGATGACTTCCATCACAATGTATGGAACGACTTCATAGACAAGATTGTGGAGATGCGAGAGGCATACGGATTGTTTTGGACGACGGACAGTGGGCGCTTTCCCTCCGCCTCCGGGTGCAAGGTGTCCGCCGGGGACACACTGACCGCCGAGATTTACAACGCGGCCAAGACCAATATAGGTTCCATACAATCTACCGGGATACAGGATGTAGATCCGGGGGACGAGATAACCGGATACCACGTTCTTCACATCTCGGATGTTCTGAATGATATCATTGGAGGTCTGTAATGGATAGTCAAAAAATTATTCAAATGGCGGTAGCAATTAGAGAAGCAGCCTCTAGGATCACAGTATCTGGGCCAAACAATTGGACACAGTTGCTTGGTATTATCCACACAGCGGAATCTATAGTTACAGAGGCGGGGAAGGAGGGAGAACATGGCGGATAAACGGATTGGGGAATTGCCTCTTATCGAAGACCTTGATGATGAGTCTTTTTTTGTGGCTGAACAACAAGGTGCAGCAGGACATATTACCGGCGCACAGATAAAGGGATTCGCCCGGAAGTCCGTGGAGGATATTGCAAACGCTTCCCAGAAATCGGCTGAAGCGGCGGCGAAGAGTGCGTCTGCGGCCCAGGAGAGCGCTACTCAGGCGGAGGAAGCGCAGGAAGCAGCAGAGAGTGCCAAGAGTGGGGCAGAGGTTGCACAAAAAGCGGCGGAAACGGCACAAGGCGCCGCCGCGGACGCGCAGGCCGGGGCGGAGAGCGCCAAGACGGCAGCGGAGGCAGCGGCGGACGTTGCAGCGAAAGACGCCGCCGAAGGTGTGCGGGAAGAGCTCTCCGTCTATGTGGAGCAGACTAAGGCAAACGCCCAGGCGGCAGCAGATTCGGCTTCGGAGGCCGCAGTGTCCCAAGAGGCCGCAGCACAGAGCGCCCAGGGGGCGGCAGGCAGTGCAACCGCGGCGGCGCAGGACGCGGTGGATGCGGCGGATGCCAGGACGGCTGCCGAAGCGGCACAGGGCAAAGCGGAGGCCGCCCAGGGGGCTGCGGAAGCGGCCAAGAGCGGGGCGGAGACAGCGGCGGGCACGGCCACTACAAAGGCCGAAGAAGCAAGCGCGAGCGCCGAGACCGCCAAGCAGTACAGCGGAAAACCGCCGAAGCCGCAGAATGGAACCTGGTGGGTATGGAACGCAGAGACCCAGGCGTATACCGATACCGGGATTAAGTCTGTTCTCTCCATTGTGAAATCCTATCCCTCTGTGGAGGCTATGGAGGCGGACAAGCTCAATATGCATGAGGGCGACCTGGTTATCATCGCCTCCACTGTAGATGACCCGGATAACTCCAAGCTCTATGTGCATGATGGCGTTGGCTGGGTGTATCTCTCCGACCTTTCCGGCGTGGAGGGCGTGGGGATTGCGGGCATCTCTCAGACTGACGGCAACCATGCGCCGGGCACCACGGACACCTACACAATTGAGCTGACCAATGGGAGCTCATACGAGTTCACTGTCTACAATGGTGCGGATGGCGACGGAAGCGGAGACATGCAGTCTTCTACATATGACCCACAGGGCAAGGCGCAAGACATCTTCGGATATGCGGACAATGCAGCAAAAGGCAAGCAAGACAAGCTGAAAGGTACCGCTGGCCAAGTGGTAGGCTTTGACTCCGAAGGCAACGCAATCCCCCAGGCGGCCCCCAGCGGATTGCCGGATGGCGGAACTGTGGGGCAGTTGCTGGAAAAAACGGAGGACGGGGCAGAGTGGGCAGACAAGCCTGTGATGTATGTAAACATAACGCCACCGGCTGGAGATTCCCCGTTCGGAACGGCTGACCACACGATTGCTGAAATAACGCAAGCAGTCTTGAACGGGGTAACCGTGCTTTCAAAAATATCGGCAGGAACCGATACCAAAGTAATTCCACTTTCGACTGTAACAGACAGTGTGGCTTCCTTTTCGTCTACGTCTGTAGACTACGGCGGGTCTGTTATCGCCAATATTGTACCCCAAGAACAGTCCGAAGTGGTTATTATAGCGGAAGATCAATTTAGAGCAAGCCAGATTCTATACGATAAAGGAACGAGTGGCCTTGATTCAGATGATGTGCAAGGCGCAATCAAAGAACTGGCTAAGAACAAGCAGGACTCCGCAGATGCTGTAACTGTTTCCGGCGGCGGCACGATGCAGATGGGGGAGAGCCTGGGCGACGGCCCCTACACCATTGAGGTGACAGAAGACGGAGAGGGCGGCGACCTCTCCGCCGAATATGTGGGCTACAGCAACACAGGCAGCGGCCTGGAGGCTACCAACGTACAAGAGGCCATAGACGAGCTGGCGGGGAAGGGCGGAGGCGAATACCTCCCTTTGACTGGCGGGACAATGCAGGGAGATATCACCATCCCGGCGGACAAGGCCATCAAGCACGGGGGCTCTGCCGCTCAAATCAAGATGATGCCTAACGGGAATATCCGGATTGAGGCCCCCCTGGCTGAGGGAGCGGCAGCGATCACAGTCGGCACTTCCGGCATCAATCTGGTCAACAACACTACCCAGGTGCTACAGACCTCTGAGAGCGGTGTTGCACTTAAAGCAAACACGGATATGACCGGGCACAAGATAGCCAATCTGGCCGCTCCTTCTGATCCCACGGATGCCGCCAACAAGCGGTACGTGGACACGAGTGTTGAACAGGCGCTTGGCTCAATCGGATATAGGCTGATAAAGGAATACACGTCGCCAGGGAGCTACACCCATACGTTCGACCGCAAATATACAGATGTTTTTGTGGTTGTGGTTGGTGCTGGAGGCGGCGGCGGTTCGAGTGGAGAGCGCGGTGGAGGAGGCGGCGGAGGTGGGGCCGCAGCGTTCTTCCATGTTTTGGATAGCGATAGCATTCAAAACAATAGTATTGTTGTTGGTTCTGGTGGCGCTGGTGCAGTCTCTTCTCTTGGAACTGGCAACGTGAATCATGGCTCCGCTGGTGGGAGCAGTAGCGTTTTTGGTATTACCGTACCTGGTGGTGGCGGTGGTCGTGCCAATTCTGGTGGCCGTGGTGGTGGTTACTCCTCCGATGAGATCGCTCCTGGCTGGCTTATGATAGGTGGCGATGGTGGTATGGATAATAACAATGGCGATGCCGGGCCTATGCTTTCTGTTGTGGGGTTTAAATATTTTGGCGGTGGAGGTGGCGGGGGTGGTGCTCCTAGCCTTAATGACCCGCCTACTCCCGGCGGAAATGGCGGTGACGGTGGAGCCGGTAATGGTGGTGCTGGAGCTACCATGCAGACCAGTGCAACAAATGGTACTGATGGAACCCGCGGCGGTGGCGGAGGAGGTGCTGGATCGGGGAATACTTTCCGCTCCAGCGAGTATAAGCCAAGCGGCAAAGGTGGCAAGGGTGGCGATGGATATGTGGCGATTTACGGTAAGGGGTGATTTTTAATGAAAACAGTCTATTTAAGTGAGGATAACACTGTCCGCGAAATCATCCCGGAATATGCACTCCCGCCGGAGAAGTGGTATAGTGAGGCATTTGCACGGCGCTGTGTAGAGGTACAGGACGATGTAGAGCAGGGGTGGCGCTACAACCCCGAAACAGGACAGGCCACCCCGGACACAAGACCGCCGGAACCTGAACTAACTCCGCAATACGCCGCCGCTATGCGGGCCTATGCGGCCACCAGCACGGCCATACCTGACACCTACGCCCTGGACATGCCCGATCTGTTTCCCACCTGGGCGGCGGTACTGGCAGACGGCGAGGAGCCCCCGGCGGGCCGTATCCTCAACGACGGCGGCCAGCTCTACCGGGTGGTGCAGGCGGTAACGCCTCAAGAGGAGATGCCCCCGCACGACGACGGCATGCTCGCCATCTACCGGCCCATTGACCGTGAGCACGCGGGCACAGTGGACGACCCCATCCCGTGGGTGTACGGCATGGACTGTCATGCGGGTAAGCACTACAGCTACAACGGCAAGGTCTACAAGGTGGCAGAGGGCGGGGACATGATTCCCTGCACGTGGGCCCCGGATACCCCGGATATGTGGCAATGGGTGGAGGTGTAGCACATGGCTATCGTTGTAAACGGCAAAAAAGTTGCCGGGGTGGGCCTGCCTGGCAAGGACGGAGCTCCAGGGGCAGACGGCAAGGATGGTGCACCTGGAAAGTCCGCCTATCAGGCGGCAAAAGAGAAAGGATATACCGGAACCGAAGAGGAGTTTAACACCGCTCTGGCTGGTATGCAAAGTGCTCCATTCCTGCCGCTGGCTGGCGGCGTAGTAACTGGCAACCTTATATTAGGGGTAGATAGTTCTAGTGGGAGTGCCTTATATATTGGGAGTGAAAACGGAGCACAGGTTGTATTTGATTCCACGTGGGGACTTAGAGTTCTCGCAGATACGATCATTTTCGGTCAGAACTCCAATGATCAGAAGTCGCTTATTTTCCATAACGGCCAGATCAAAAACTTGTCATTGCCGGGAAGTCCAAACGACGCCGCCAACAAGCAGTACGTGGACGAGCACGCGGGGGCGAGGGTTATTTTGGGGAGCTATGTGGGGACAGGAAAATCAGGCAAAAGCAACCCTAATCAAATAACCTTAGCCGAACCCTTTAAAATACTCTGTATTTATGGTAGGCAATATACAGATTCGTATGAAAGTATCGACGCTTCTGGAAGTGACTCAGTTTCTAATATTATTCCAAGCAGTATTATCCCTACTGAGTATACAAGAGGCTTTGGTTTTTTCTACTCTAACAACTCAAGAGATTCTTACGGTAAAAAATCAGCGGATGGAAAAACTTTCAGTTGGTATTTTGGCCTTAGCCCGGCTGGTGCAGAAGATGTACAATTTAATACATCTGGAGTTGTATATCACTACTATGCCATAGTTTAGAAATAAGAGGTGAATTAAATATGACAATCATCCAAATTGACCCGCTGGAAACCGGCCAGCACCCGATCCAGAGCCAGAGCGGGCGGAGCGCCTGCTGGCTGGATGGCTACATAGAGGTGCCCACCCACCTCCATGACGCGGTGTGGGCGACCTATGGCTGGTGTGACCTCCAGATTGAGGAGGGCAGGCTGGTGGGTATCACGCCTACTGAGCGGCCTCCAGAGCCGGAGCCGGAGCCCCAGCCGCCCTCTGAGGAGGACATCACCTTGGACATGCTGGCCGAGCACGAGGCGCGGCTGTGTATGCTGGAACTCACCGCTGCCACATGAGAAAGGAGACGCCATGACAACCGTATACAACCTCTGCAAGCTGCTCATTGACCGGGGCCGCACCGACGGCCTACAGGACAAGATGGATGTCTATCTCGCCGCCGACCGGCTCACCCCGGAGGAGTACCAGGAGCTGGCCGGGCTGCTGGCCCAGGAACAGTAATCAACAGCGGGATCGCTGGATAAAAGGATGTGAATCAAATGAGTAAGCTCATTACATACATCCCGCTCTCGTCCGTGGAGCGGATTGAGCTGAGAGTCACCAACTGCCGCAAGACACTTTCCCAGGTCAAGTCAGAGACTGGTGCCCACTATGTGTTGAATGGCGGCATGTGGAACCCAGATGGCTCGGCCTGCCCGCTGCTCAAGGTGGGTGGGGTAATGCGCTCCGGTACGCCCTGGAGGGCGGTGGGCTACGCCTGGGATAAGGGCCCGGACATCCACATGACCTCCGGGTACGAGGGAGCGGCCAACTTTATCGCGGTAACCGCCCTTATTTCCTCCGGTAAGCCGGTGGATAAGCCCTCCTACGGCTCGGCCCAGGGAGGCAAGCGGGGGCGCAGCGCCATCGGCCTGCGGGGTGGAAGTCTGGCCCTCTACTGCTCTGGCGATGGGACCGGAGACGCAGCCACGCCGGAAACTCTGCGGGACGAGCTGGCCGGGCTGGGCTGGGCCTCCGCCGTTATGCTGGATGGGGGTGGCTCCAGCCAGTGTGACTTTGGCGGAGAGCGCATCACCGCCAGCCGCAAGGTGCATAACTGGATTTGCGTGTATCTCAAGCAGGCGGAGCAGACACCGCCGGAAGAGGAGGACAAGCCTATGAGCAAGCACACTGTATGCCTTGACCCCGGACACGGGCCGGGCAACGTCAACGGTTCCCCGGACGGCACCTACAAAGAGTGGGAGTTTACGTGGGACATGGCCCAGCGTATCAAACCGCTGCTGGAGGCCCAGGGGGTGGGCGTGGTGCTCACCAAGACAACGGACAACTACCCCAGCCTGACGGAGCGGGCCAACATCAGCAATAAGGCGCAGCCGGATTGCTTTGTGAGCATCCACACCAACGCCGCCGGGGAGGGAGGCTGGTCAAGCGCGTCCGGGCTGGAGATCTACACCAGCGCCGGGCCCATGACGGCCCAGCGCAATGTGCTGGCCTCCAAGCTGGTCAACGCCTTCCACGCCGCCGGGGTGTCCCTGCGGAGTAAACCTATCAAGCACAAGCTGTATACTGTGCTTGCCAAGACCGACGCCCCCGCCGCGCTCATTGAGTATGGCTTCCATACCAACAAGATGGACACGGAGTATCTCAAGGATAGCAAGTACCGGGACAAGCTGGCCGAGGCCACCGCAAAGGGTATCTGTGAGTTCCTGGGCGTAGCGTGGCAAGGCGAAACGGGAGAGGACAATGCGGAGGACACCCCGGACATTTGGGCCGCTGATGCGTGGCAGAAGGCCAAGGACAAGGGCGTGCTGGATGGCACCCGGCCCCGCGATAATATGACCCGGCAGGAGCTGGCCGTCGTGCTGGACAGGCTTAATCTGATTTGATGGAGGTACATATCATGGACATTTCTTCTTTGGGCATCACCGGAGTGGCGGTTATCACTGTGATCTGCTTCCTGGTCGGGCAGTTGGTCAAGGCCACCGGCCTGGACAACAAGTGGATTCCCATCATCTGCGGTGCGTTTGGCGCGGCTCTTGGCATCCTCGGCATGTTTATCATGCCAGAGTTTCCAGCCTCGGACTATTTGACCGCCGCCGCCGTTGGCATCGTCTCCGGCCTTGCGGCCACTGGTATCAATCAGGTCTATAAGCAGTTGACTAAGGAGGGCTGATGCCCATGGAGTGGGTAGGCCCACTGATTTCCGGGGCTGCCGTGGTTCTGGTGGCGATCATCGAGGCTGCGGCGGCCCGAGAGCGGAAGCGCATCAAATCTGACAACCAGAAGAGCGATGCCCTTATGAATGGGGTACAGGCCCTGCTAAGGCGCGAAATCATTGCCGAGTACAACCACTACTCCGAGCAACGTTATATCCCGATTTATGGGATGGAGAACGTGCTGGACATGTACAATGCCTACAAGGAGTTGGGTGGGAATGGGATGGCGGCAAAACTGGTGGAGGCACTGAAACAACTGCCCACTGAGCCGCCGGAGGACGAAAGGACGTGACTGAATGAGCGCAAGGGCGAAGTTACCGGATCCGCTGGATAAGCTCTTGCGCTCTGAGCTGGAAACGGCCATCAAAGAGGCCTCGTTGTATCGAGACGATGAGTTGATAGCCCGCCGGTACATTATCGAAAAATGGCCGCAGATGGATATTGCGGCAGAGCTTGGATGGCGTAGGGCAACGGTAGGCGACCACATCAAGAACATCTTGCCCCGCGTGTCCGACGTTGCAACCAAGCTATACACAATCCGTACATAAGACGTACATAACCCCGACTGGAACCGAACCCAGCCGGGGTTATTTTATGCGACAATATAGACATGGAGGACGTGAGGATACAGGGTTGGTACACGTCGCCGCCCTCCTCACGGACTCCTTATTTTATGGACAAGGACGTGTTGGATATGACTCTAATCGAGAGGATGGTAGCCGCTGGCATGTCCCGCGATTGTGCCGCCGAAACAGCGATGTGGTACATGGCACAGGGAGATGACGATGGACTGGAGGACTATGTGATCGCGCTGGAGACAAGCCATGTGGAGAAACCATAACGAGAACCCGGACGGGCGCAACGTGGGAGATTGTACTGTGCGGGCCATCTCCACGGCCCTGGGGCAGGATTGGGAGACGACCTATGCCGGGCTGGCCCTGCAAGGCTACCTGATGGGTGATATGCCGTCAGCCAACCACGTGTGGGGGGCCTACCTGCGCAGCCGCGGATTTGACCGGGACATGATACCCAACTCCTGCCCAGACTGCTACACGGTGGCCGACTTTTCCGCAGAGCACCCCCATGGGACCTATATCTTGGCCCTGTCCGGCCATGTGGTGTGCGTGCAAAACGGAGACTGGATTGACACCTGGGACTCCGGCGGGGAGATACCACTCTACTACTGGCACAAGGAGGGATAAGCGATGCCATATCAATATGTGCCCGGCTATCAGCCGTACCCTTACCAGCCGCCCATGCCGGATCAGCTTGCGCAGCTCCGTGGGGCGCAGTATCAGCCCATGCCGCAGCAGATGCCGCAGGCACAGCCACAGCAGGCGCAGGCCGGCGGACAGAGCATGGTGTGGGTGAGCGGTGAGGCGGAGGCGATGGCTTATCTGGTGGCCCCCAACAGCGCCGTGGCGCTTTGGGACAGCAACTCGCCCACCATCTATCTCAAGCAGGCGGATGCCTCGGGCAAACCGTCCATCAAGGTATATGACCTCGTAGAGCGCACCAGCGGAGCCAGAACAGCGCAAGCCCCCCAGGGTGTGGAGTTTGCCACAAAGGCCGATTTGGAGGCTCTTGCAGCCCGTGTGGATGCGCTGGCGGCCCCGAAAACAACTGCGAAGAAGAACGCGAAGGAGGATGCGGAATGAATCCCTTTTTCGGAGTCATGGGCGGCGGTGGCCGTCCCAACATGATGCAGCAGTTTCAACAGTTTATGCAGCAAATGAAGGGCAAAGACCCCAATGCTATCATCAATGAAATGGTCTCAAGCGGAAAAATCTCGCAGGAACAATTAAACCACGTCCAACAGCAGGCCCAGCAGATGTCTGGCATGTTTGACGGGATGCGGGGAATGTTCGGCAAGTGATCAAAATCCCGGCCGGGTTTTGAAAATAAAAATAAAGGAGAATTTCTTCTGACGGCGGCACCGTTATGACGATGCCGGTTCAGCCTGCCTATCAGGGCGGCAACGGCGGCTTTGGTTGGGGCGGTGACTGGTCCAGCTGGATCATCCTGTTCCTTATCTTCGGCCTGTTCGGCGGTTGGGGCGGCTATGGCGGCTTCGGCGGCGGGAGCGGTGTGAACGGCCCCGGCTTCCAGGGGTACGCTACCCGTGCCGATATCAATGAGGGCTTTGCCCTGAACGGCCTCCAGAACGGCCAGACCTCCATCCGGGACGCCGTGACCAGCGGATTCCACGGTGTGGATACCGCTGTGTGTAACCTGGGCTATCAGACCCAGGCGGGCTTCAATGCCCTGGGTGCTCAGTTGGCTTCCTGCTGCTGCGACACCCGGGAGGCGATTCAGGGGGTGCGGTACGACCTCGCCACCACCGCCTGCGCTACGCAAAACACCATCCAGAATACCACTCGGGACATCATCGACAACGCCAACGCCAACTCCCGGGCAATCCTGGACTTCCTGACTCAGGATAAGATTGCTACTCTGACGGCCGAAAACCAGAGCCTGAAGTTCCAGGCTTCTCAGGCGGCCCAGAATGCTTTTATTACCGCGAATCAGGAAGCCCAGACCGCCGAGTTGATCCGCCGCATCAACCCCATGCCTGTGCCGGCCTATCAGGTCCCCAATCCCTACGCCGGCTGCGGGTGCTATAATACCTGTGGATGCTAAAACCCAATACATCAACTTCCGAGGATTCCTTGGATGTTCGGCCCCGTGCCGATTTTGAACCATGCGGCGGGGCAATAGCCTCGCCGCTTATTTTAACCTGGTCGATTTCGACCACTTTAGAAAGGACTGATTTTATGGCTGAATTTACTGGCGTATTTGTTCAACAGGTGGCCGCCGGGCAGAATGTGGCCTTTACTGAGACGCCTGTCAGTGGCTCTAACTGCATTGTCCACCGGGATGGCGCTGGGATTGTCACCCTCCGTGGACAGACCAACCAGTGCCGCGCCCGCTACAAGGTCGTGTTTGGCGGAAACATTGCGATTCCCACCGGCGGTGCAGTTGGCCCGATTTCCCTGGCGATCTCCGTTGAAGGGGAGGCCCTGGGCAGCGCCACCGCTACGGTGACCCCCGCCGCAGTAGGCGATTTCTTTAATGTATTCGCTGCGGTATTTGTTGAGGTTCCGCGCGGCTGCTGCGTGACGGTGGCAGTACGCAACATCAGCACAGAAACGATTGAGGTCAGCAACGCGAACCTCATTGTTGAGCGCGTAGCCTGAAAGGAGAGGATACTATGAAAGCACTATACGAGCTGAAAGAAAAATTCGAGATGGAGCTGGAAGAGCTGGCCCGGAAGGGTGAACTGGGTGCGGGCGACCTGGAGCTGGCCCACAAGCTCACTGACACCATTAAGAATATCGACAAAATCTGTGCACTGGAGGATGACGACGGCTATAGCCGGGCCGGCGATTGGGAGGCCGATATGCGCGGTACTTATGGCCGCGGCTCCAGCTACCGTGGACGCAAGCGGGACTCTATGGGACGGTATAGCCGGGATGGCCGCATGGACGGTTATAGCCACCACAACGCCAGAGAGTCTATGATGGAGCTGGCCCGCGAAATGATGGAGAACACATCCAGCGAGAGAGAGCGCGAAGCCATCCGCCGGTTTATGACTGAACTGGAACGGGATTGATAGGGGGTGACCCCTTTGCTTGACCGCAAGGAGATAGATATTGAGATTGCCCGACTGGAATATGGGGAGAGCAGTTACCCGGCCTACGCTAAGCTTGCTAACCTGTATACCATTCGGGATCGGATGGACAGGGAGGTGCATCCAGCACCATACGAGGTATCCTACTCCGCTGCTCCGGCAGCCCTCGAGGATTCCTCGGTAGTTGGGGAATATGGAGACAGTGATTTCCTGCGGGCTGTCTCCGGTGTTGACCAGCACGACGCCTGGGCCATCATGGATGACCTGATGGACACGTTGCACACCGTCAATCCTCGCGTGTACGAGGGTGTAATGCGCAAAATACGGGCACTATAAATCTAGGCCCCCAAAAGAAGGGGGCCTAGACTTTTTTGCCAACTCGAAAAGACCTCAAAGGCGGCTCTTTGATTATATACATTAAAATTCAGTTCAACGATATTTAAATGGTCGGAAAATTTCCACCACCATTTCCACCGCCTTATGTTCCGTAATATGCTGTTTTTTGCTTTTATGATTATATGTTAGAGAAAAATAAAAATCCATGAAACCCTTGCGATATCAAGGATTCCATGGATTTCTTCTTTCGCCCTACAACCGGGCGTTTTGGTGGAGACGACAGAACTCGAATCAGTTTGTTTTTTAATCCTCTCGCCTTAGAGCCGCAATGTATATAGTTTAGCCAGTTTTTCGACTTCCACCACTATTCCCACCAGTGCCATCTAAGAGCGCAATCCCGCTATGCAACACTGTTGCATCTGTATGTGTATAAATATTAGCCGTTGTTTGGATGTCCGAATGCCCCATAAGTTCCTTTGCTACATTAAGCGGAACACCTGCACGTTGTAGATCTGTGCAAAAGGTATGCCTCAGGCAGTATGGGGTCAAATCCTTTGATACAGGGCCTAGCGTCCCCAGCTCCTTGCGGAAGCTTTTCCATGCCCTGCGCATGGCGCTCTCAGTTTGGATAACCCCATTTTGGTTCGGAAAAACCAGGGCGAACGGTTCGCCTTTTGCCTCCTTAAGCCGCCAGCCGAGATCACTATGGATGGGGATGTCCCGTATACCTGAACTTGTTTTCGGGCCTTTTACATCTCTGGAGCCGCTCTCTTTCGCTGTGTGGACGTGTATCTCGTTATGCTCGAAATCTACATCTGACCAAGTAAGGGCTGCCGTTTCTCCTGGTCTCATACCAGTATATAGTAATGTGAGCACCCATAATCCGGCCCGATGGTGCTCAGCAACAGCCAAAATGGCCTTGCGCTCGTCCTCAGTGATAGAGCGTCTTTTCCCCTCGTGATAGGTGGGCAGCTCCAGTAGCTCGGCGGGATCGTATGGGATAAGGCGGGATTGCCTGGCCCTGCGGAACATCTCCTGCAACACCATGCGCAGTTTTTTTACATGGGATGCAGAGCGCCCGGCCTGCCCGTTAAGGATGCGCTGGAGGTGCACGTCTTTAACATCCTTCAATTTCAAGTGACCAATAGCGGGCTTGATATAGTTATCGTACTTTTCATCGTACATTTTCAACGATTTAGCTGTGAGCCCTTTTGGCTCCTTGTAGAGCTCCAGCCATTGCTTATACCAGGCGTTGACAGTCATGGAGCCGCCTACGGTTTCCTCACCGCGCTTTGCGGCGGCCAGCTTGTCCGCTAGCTTTTGCAGTGCCTCCAGCTCCGTTTTCCCGGTAGCTTCATACTTTTTCCCATTGTAGCGAGCCGTTTTTCTGATGTAATCCATTGACTTTACCCCCCATTCTGGTAAAATAGAGGGGTGATATGGCGGCCAAACCTTATCACCCCTATGTGAGCCGTCCCTGGTGTTCCAGCACCGGGGGCGGTGTTTTTATTGCGCTTTTTTCAGCTCCTCAATTTCACGGGAGTGCTTTCTGGCGATAGCCTCTAACGTATCCAGCCGTCCGTCAATGATGTCCATATCGTCCTCGCTAGGCATCCGGCGTAGAATTTCCTCTTGACCTTCGGCCAGTAGATTGAATTTCGTCTGAACCTCTGTATCAAGCAGAGTTTTTACGTCTTGCATGATATCGCGCCTTTGCTGCGCCATAAGCTGTGCGATTGCCTGCAAATCTTTTTCATCCAGCATGTATAAAACCTCCTCGGTTGTCATAACCGCTGCTCTTGTAGCATTCCTGGGACGGTATTTTTATTGCTTTTCTAGTTTGACTGTTGTCGTAGTCCCTAGTGCAGAAATCTCATAGCTAATCTGTCCATCCTCATAAGTAAATGTCTTGATATTGTCCCCGGACGCTAAAAGGGCAGTAGAAGTTTTCTCTGTATCATTTTCAGAATCCCAAGAATACGGCTCATCCTCATTTGTTGGTGCGGTATATGTTCCAGCCCAATACAGAGACTTGGTATCACCATTATCAGAAACCCAATACACGGTAATTGCGCTTTCGTCAATAGTTGCAGACTGCCAAGAGTCTTCAGAGTTGCTATTTACCTGCTTCCACTCTCCAGTGAGGTCAGGAATCATGGGTTCAGCAGCCGCTCCGGGGGTTCCAGCAGACGTATCCCCTCCACATGCTACAAGAGATACACACATGATACTTGCGATTCCTAATCCAATTAGCTTTTTCATTTTACATCCTCCTTATATTTACCGCCCACCCGGCGGCTGGATCACTAAAAATACAATTCTGCTACTAGATTTCCATTCTGTGGCAATGATCGGTTGATGTAGCATATCATAAGCATAGTCCAATAATCTGTTCTTTTCTAAGGGAGCAATCTATTAGTGTATAGAAAAAAGCTACCACAATTTGGTGATAACACATATTGCTTGAATAGAACAAATGTTCTATAATGATAAGCAAGGAAAAGAAAATTCCCAGCGTCGACAAAATTTTACATAATACGAACTTTGCATACGGTATAGTACAAGCAGGCACTACAAAGTGAGAAAGTCACAAAATGGGAGGAGAGAGCAAGATGACACCGAACGAAAAAAGGCTTCCGAACTTCGAAAAACTTACTAAAGCACTAAATGAGAGAAAATCCCCTTATCGTTCTTTGCGTACTTTGGTGTTAATTTGCGAACCAGCGGTCAATAGCGTCCATAATTGCGAGCAAGAATCGAAGATCTGCGTCAGTTAGATCCCTTCCCTCTGGAACAATCCCAGCAGAAACAAAGGCCGATACAACTTCATCAACAGTCAATTCCCCTTCTTCATCTTCGGATGGAGTAGGGGGATTTTCTTTTTTGTCAAGATCATCAAGGGTATATCCCATTGCATAAACAAGGCTTTTCATCGTTTCAAGTGAGGGGGTTTTTGTAATACCTGATGTTATTTTCGCAAGTGTTCCTTTTGGGACTCCTGATTTTTCGCTTAACTCATCAAGGCTCATCCCTGATGACTTTCTCATTTCATTAAAAACGTCAAGCCACATTTTCCTTACCTCCTGAAAAGACTATATCACAACTGTTAGAAAAGTGCAAGAAAAAGATTTCCGAGTTCGGAAACAGAAATTATAAAAATAGCTTGACAGATTCCGTATACGGGAATATAATAAAGGCAGAATTTCCGCAGACGGGAATGGAGGTGAGACTATGGCTGCGGTTTATCCTAATTTGGCCGGAGAAATCGCCAAACGTGGTATTAAAAAGTGTGTCCTAGCAAAAGAGGCTGGAATTAGCGACCGGGTTCTTCGCAACAAGATGGCTGGGAAGGGTTCTTTTTCAATCCAAGAAGCCATTGAAATCAAGAACAAATTTTTCCCCGATTACACGGTAGATGATCTTTTCCGCCGAATCGACGATCGGGGGGCATAACAAAAACCGACGGGAGCGTCATTCCCGTCGGCCTCTGCCCAAATTTGTTTACCCTATGTACCTTGCAGGCTTTCACCGCTTGTAATGACGCCACAAGCTTCTTGAGGCACCAAGCCACTTTTGCGGTTTTGGTTCCGCCAATGCCTTATCGCTGACAAGCCACAAGGAGTACTTGATACGGTGGGGTATGATTACCGGCATACCACCATGGGTTTTACCTCTTCTCTGAGTGCTCCGCCGTATCAGTTGCTACATTTTACGCCAGTTTACGTGCTTTGGCAACCACTATATGCGACCTTGCAGTAAGGGAGCAGGCATAGTCAAAAGTTGGGTCAAGTCGACCAACTCCTTTCTGTGCCTTCCGGCATCGGAAATATTATACCGCAGTTGGCAGAAAAATGCAATATTAAGGCTCACCCATAGGGAGGTGAACGTGAGCAACTAAATAAAAATGCCCCGCCGGGTGTCGGAAGCACCCAGCGAGGCGGCAAACCTAATTGAAGCGACCAATCAGGCTTGCAGGAAGATTGTACCACATCCTCCTTCAAGCCGCAATAAGAAGGAGGAAAAAAGAATGTCCGATTTGACCGTAAGAGAACTAAAGCGTGATGCGGCCCGCGTCAAGCACGAAGTGGACGAGCTGGATCGGGTGGCTCACGGAATGACCTTTGATGAACTGCTCCGGTTGCTGGCCGGGCAGAAGCCAGATAGCACCAATGGAGAAAAAGAAGCCCGCCCCTGACGGGGCACGAAAGGAGGTGAGCGGGGTGAAGATCATCATCGAAGCTGATTCGAAAGAAATTGCTGACCTCGTACTTACACTACAAAGCCAGCGGAATCAAGATGAAATTGCTAAGAACTATACGATAGATATCTTTGGAAACAAATACCTCGATTACGAAAGTGGGGGCCGGGGATGTTCCAATGGATAGCTTTAGCTTTTGCGGCGCTTGAAGCAGGGTACATATTTATTTGTTGGTTCTTTGATGAGGAAATAAATGCGACAACGGTTTCTGTGCTTTCCGCAATAACGATTTTTTGGATAGCAATGCATTTCCTTGTTTCATAAATTTAAGAGCACAACAAAAAGCGCCCCGGCCAGTGCACCACCACCGACCAGGGCATGACACCACGTATCGTAGCTACGAGGTATCGGAGACAGTATATCACATCCTCCGGCCTCTGGCAAGATTGGAGGATTTTTTATGACCAAAGATGGACAGCTCAACGAGAGCAGCACGAAGCGGGAGATTGAGAACCGCTTCACCAATGCACGCCGCGTCATGGACGACCTATGCCGGGCCTATTATGGGATGACTTGGGACGAGCATGAGCGGTTACATGGGAAGGAGGAGAACGCAAATGAACGCACAGAGCGCAATCAGCCGTGCGATTGCTGAGAAACGGCGGCTAATGTTTGAACGCCACGGTGGAATCATGTCCTCCACAGATGTGGCGCGGGAGGTAGGCTACTGCCCGCGGGCATCCAGCGGCGACCGCTGGGCGGCGGAGCATGATATACCCGCAATCCGCATGGGGCCTCGCAAGCGGGGCTATGAGACAGATTTGGTGGCAAAGGCCATCGTGCAGGGGAGGGGAATGGTATGAGCAAGACAAGATATGAGCGCCGCCGGGCCCGCCGGGAGGCTGTGAGTGCAGCAGTGTTTGCCGCCTGCATTGTGATAGCCTGCGGGCTGCCGAACTGGGTGGAGTGGCTACTATGAACCGCTATCTGATTACGAGCGTCGCGGCCCTGTTCCTTTTACTGGCGCTGATTGCACTAGTTGAAATCATCTGGGGCCAGGAACCGGAGCAGCCAGCCATTGAGACCCCGGCGGCAACCACCACCCCGACCCCCACGCCCACCGGCCCGCTCACCATCCAGATCACCGGCCTGGAGGGCGCGGAGAGCATCGACGATGTGTGGGCGGTCATCACTATCCCACAATGAAAGCGCCGCTCCCCGGTGTGCAAGACCGGAGGGCGGCAAAAAGGAGAATAGAATGAAACCTATCATCATTAAAACATATCCAGTAACGGAAAGCAAGTGTGAATTGGTGCGATTACAGAAGGATGCGAATGATGTCGTAGCTTCCCTACAAAGGTGCTCTGGACTCACAAAGGCCTATATCGTTTCTGAAATCATTCGGCAGGCCGCTCCTTATGTGGAATTCAAGTTACAGGAGGTAACATTCAGTTATGAACCCGATACAGAATCCTGATGCGCAGGCCCGCCCTCCGGTTTCACATTGTGGACGGTGTGACGGAGAGGTTTGGAGTGACGAGCCAATCTTCCAGTGGGATGGACAATGGATTTGTCTGGATTGTTTCAAAGATTCTATTAAGGCAATGCTGGAAGACGACCCGGTTTTGCTTGCCTATGAAATGCAGGTAGAGGTGGTGAGATATATTTGAAAGCCTCTGGAAATTGCGTGACCTTTTATAAAACAGGGAAAGCAACGGTGTTGGTTCACTATCCAAATGGGGATGTTTGTTGCAGATGGTGTCCGTATGTCCGATACGACGAAAGTCTACGGCGGCACCGCTGCTTATTCACTGGTGAATACCTCCCGTTCCCGTTAGAGACACGGGGAAATGAATGCCCGGTTATTTTAGAGGAAGGAGAAACAGAATGGGGATCCCAGTGATGGTATATGGACAGAGTGGGTCAGGAAAATCTACCAGTCTGCGTAACTTTCTGACTGACGAGGTTTGTGTAGTCAATGTCAGCGGGAAACCGCTTCCATTCAAGACAAAAATCAAGACATACAACTGTGACGACTACATGAAAATCGACACAGCAATTAGGACTGCCCCTGCCAAAGCGATTGTAATTGACGACGCTACATATCTGATGACCAATGAATTTATGCGTGGAGCTAAAACGACCGGCTACCAGAAGTTCACGGATATGGCACTGAACTTTTGGACGTTGATTCAAACAGCGATCCGACTCCCCGATGACAAAGTAATTTATTTCATGGGTCATGTAGACCTTGACCAGAACGGGAACGAGAAATTCAAGACTATTGGTAAACTGCTGGACGAAAAGGTCACCCTGGAAGGGCTGTTTACTGTAGTGCTAAAGACAGTCGTAACCGACGGGAAATACCAGTTTTCCACACATACAAACGGAGCCGATACGGTCAAGTCACCAATGGGCATGTTCTCTGAAAACCTGATTGATAATGACTTGAAGATGGTTGACAGCGCAATCCGTGATTACTGGGGCTTGTCCCCATTGAAAAATGAGGAGGAACACAAATGAGACAGTATTCTGATGTAAAGGCCGCTCCCAACAAAGCCCGTGAAATTATCCCTGCCGGCGGATATGTGGCGAAGGTAAATGCAGCAGTAGTCGAAACTACAGATTATGGGGATCGCCTTATTATTTATTTCGATGTAATCGAGGGCGATTACAGAGGATTCTTCCAGAAGGACTATTCTGAGCAAAACCGAGAGGACAAAAAGTGGCGCGGAATCTACCGCATGTATCTTCCCAAAGATGACGGCTCTGAAAAGGACTCCTGGAGCAAGCGGACTCTTGGAAATGTGATCTGGTCATTTGAGGCAAGCAACAATGGCTACCACTGGGATTGGAATGAATCTGTCCTGAAAGATAAGCTGATCGGTGTCCTTTTCCGAAACAAGGAGTGGGAGTACAACGGACAGACTGGTTGGACTACTGAATGCTGTGCCGTTACAGACATTGAAAGCATCCGGGCCAATAAGTATAGGACTCCCAAGGACAAGCCCTTGTCTAACAAAACGCCCGCCGGGTTCACTGACCTTTCAAATGAGGAAGATAAAGACCTTCCCTGGGTAATGAACTAATGCACCCGTGCAACGTGAACGTGGCCCTCAGTAGCATGACGGTTCTAGTCGATACAAGGGAACAGGATACGCCAAGCGCCAGGCGGCGCATGAAGCAAATCGGAGTCCCGATTGAGAGGGTTGCCCTCTCTTTCGGGGATTACTCCACAAAATGCAATGTCATAGATCTGAGAGACCAAGTTGCTATTGAGCGAAAGATGGACTTAGATGAACTATGTGCTTGTTATGGAAGAGACCGCAGCAGATTTACACGGGAATTTGAACGCGCCAAAGAATCCGGAGCAAAGTTATACATGCTGGTGGAAAACGCAGATTGGGAAAAGGCGTACAAAGGAGATTACCGGAGCCGGATGTCGTCCGCGTCTTTGGTAGCCAGTATGCAAGCATGGCTTGCCCGCTACAATTGCCAGATTCTTTTCTGCGCCTCGCAGACAAGCGGGAGGCTCATTCATGACATTTTATTCCGAGAGCTGAAAGAACGGCTGGAGGCCATTCCGGATGAAGATTGCGGATGAAATCAAATCTCTGGTTACGATGCAGCAGGTCGCCGAATTTTATGGTTTTCAGGTGGGGCGGTCAGGGTTTATATCCTGCCCGTTCCACACTGGGGATCATACAGCCAGCCTAAAAATCTACGATGGCATCGGAGGCTTCCATTGTTTCGGATGTGGCGCTCATGGCAGTGTAATTGATTTTGTGATGCTGCTGTTCAACTTGAACTTTCAGCAGGCCGTCCTCAGACTTAACGCGGATTTCCATCTGGGGATATCCAGCAAAAAACCAAACAGGTCTGAACGTTCTAAAATCTTGGAGGAACGGAAAGTTGAGCAGTGGGGCAAGGAGCAAGCAGAGGCCAATTTCCAGCGAATGATTTCAGAAATGAGATACTGGGAAGAGGCGCAGGAAGTCTTCCAACCGGTCAAAACAGTAAATCGCGCATACTTCCATCCGTTATATGTTGAGGCCGTCAAGCGCCTCCCATACATCCGGTATTGGCTTGACGAGTTTATAGAGAAGGGAGGCAAGAAAGAGTGGAAGAAATTCCAGCTTACACAAGAGACGACTACTTGACAAGCACAGAACCATTTGAGTATTTATACGCCCACAAAGAAAATAAATTTGAGTTAAAGCAACTTCTTGGCCGCATGTCGGCCCAAGCGCAAACTGTTGGTGTTCGGAATTTAGCTGCGCTGTTTAAGGCATATTTGGAGACAGTCAGCGGATCTGTAGCGCCTGGGTTCAACAGGACAGACTTTACCGGTCAAGCGTTGGAGTTAGATTGCGGTGGATGGACGGCCACAGACACCGGAATTTACGGCACCGACAAGATGGGCTTTGAGGTCGTGGCCTGCTACCACCCCATCATGCCGGTTCAGCGGTTGGTAAACGTAGATACGCGGGAGCACAAGGTTATGCTTGCATACCGGCTTAGCCGCCGGTGGGACATTGTGATTGTGGATCGCAACGTAATTTCCGACAGCCGCTCTATCATCGGACTCTCCAAGTATGGAATCATGGTCAACAGTGAGACCGGCAAGGCCCTTGTACGATATCTGGCTGATGTGGAGCAGCTCAATTATGACCTGATCCCGGAGGTATCCAGCGTGGGGCGGCTGGGCTGGATTGAGGAATATGGCTTCTCGCCATATGAGGAAGAACTGGTCTTTGATGGAGAGGAAACCTACCGCACTCGTTTTGAGAGCATCCAGGAGCATGGGAGCCGGGAGGCCTGGCTGGACTGCGCGAGAGCTGTCCGGTCAGGCAAAACCCCCGGCAACGTGATCGCCCGTATCGTTCTAGCCGCTTCCTTCGCCTCTGTTCTGGTGGGACCGTGCCGTTGCCTACCATTTTTTGTACACCTGTGGGGCGGATCGGAAACCGGAAAGAGCCTGAGCCTGGTTCTGGCCGCCAGCGTGTGGGCCAATCCAGAGATCGGCGTTTACATCCAGACCTTCAACGCCACGGAGGTGGGGAAGGAACTGGGAGCGGCGTTCTGCAATTCCCTGCCCCTCATCATTGACGAGCTCCAACTGGTCAAGGACAACCGGAAGGACTTCGACCGGATGATCTATCAGTTATCAGAAGGTGTGGGACGGGCCCGTGGCCGGAAGCAGGGAGGCCTCCAAAAGACACCTACCTGGAGGAACTGCGTCATCACCACAGGCGAATTTCCCATCATTTCCGCCAATAGTGGAGAGGGGGCAGTCAACCGGACAATCGAGGTGGACTGCCACGATACCAAACTCTTTGATGAGCCGAAAAAGACCGCCACCAGCCTGTACGCCAACTACGGCTTCGCTGGGCGGGAGTTTGTAGATCACCTGATGGAGGATGGCGTGATAGAGCGCGTCCAGAAGCTCCAGGAGGACTTACAAAAGGCCATTAAGACCGGTGACACTATGGACAAGCAGACGGCATCTGCGGCCCTTATACTGGCCGCTGACAGGCTATCAGAGGAGTGGATCTTCCAAGATGGCGTTCTCCTTCAGCCAGACGATATCCGGCCATATCTGGTATCAAAAGAGACCGTCAACCAAAACGCCCGCGCACTGCAATACCTATATGACTTCATTAACATCAACCAATCCAGATTCTCGCCGGGTGCGGACGCCCACCAGGGCGAAGTGTGGGGCGATCTGGACGATGATTACGCTTATATCATTCGTTCCAAATTCGACCAGATCCTTCAAGACGAGGGTTACAATGCCTCTGCTTTTCTCGGATGGGCGAAAAACAACAACCTAATTCTTCCGGGTAAAGATGGGAAAATGACCCGAACAAAACGGATTAACGGGCGAGTTTCACGTTGTATTTGGCTCAAAATGGACAATTATTTGAATGATTTTGAGGAAAACGTAGAGGAACTATTGCCGTAATTGGGAATTCGAAGTTGTAACACCGTAACACCTTGTAACACCCTTTTTGATATGTTTCTATAAAATAAAAAAATTGCGTGCGCACTTTTTTTAAAAATTCAAAGTTAAAAAATAGGTGTTACAGGTGTTACAGTCCCTCCAATCCGTTGCGGCGCAATGTTTATAGCGTAACACCAGACGTGTTACAAAACGGTTACTTAGTGTTACAAAGGAGAGGCTATGATATTTCCATTTGAAAGAGAAGCTGAGCAAGGGGCCCCCATGCCGGACGGTTTATCTCTTCCAGATCAGCTTGCGTTCCGTTTTTTGTCCAGCATGTATGCAAGTATTAGAGCGGGATCTATAACCAGAGAACGGGCGATTTCTGATAAGGGGAAAATGACGTATCAATATAATATAGCAAATGAATCCATGAAACAATGGAAGGAACTAGGGCAGCACTGGTCAAACATTATTAAGTATGTTGAGTTCGCACAAAGTCAATATAGAAAGAATCGTACTTTGGAAAATGCGGATGTACTAAGCAAGGCGTTAGATGGGGTGCTGATATGATCACCAGAGACCCCTACGGCATCAGCGGAGCGGTGGCACCCTGGCGCAGCCTGGACGCGATGGAGCCGATTGCGGAGCGCAGGATTACGGAGCGGGATACAGAGGAGGCCGAACTCTGTGGGCGGTGCCCGCTGCCGGACTGCAACCCGAAAAGAGTTGGCTGCCTCCTACATACCAGGGCGAAAAGGCCAAAACCGTCCCGTGATTTGCTGGAGCGCATGGCGCTGGACGGGTATGGGCCGGAGACGATAGCCCAGGCCACCGGATACTCCATATCAACCACCACAGAGTATATGAAACAGTTTTTTAGGGCGGGACCATGTGAGCGCTGTGCGTCCAAGAGCATTTGTGATGCAGTCGTCGGGACGTGTAGCCGTAAAGAGCGATGGAAAGCAATCAAGGAGGTGCCGAACGATGGACGATAAGACGCGCGCCCTGCTGGGTGATCACGAGGCGACGAAACTGGCGCATCTCTCCCTCTTCTCCGGCATCGGGGGACTTGACCTTGCCGCCCAGTGGGCCGGATTTACCACCGTCGGACAGTGCGAGTGGGCGGACTACCCGACAAAGGTTCTGGAAAAACACTGGCCGGACGTGCCGCGCTGGCGGGATATTCGTACATTGACGGGAGAAAGTTTTTATGAAAAGACAGGACTACGAACAGTTGACGTTATTTCGGGCGGATTCCCCTGCCAGCCACACAGCGTTATCGGGAAACGGCTTGCAGAAAATGATGAACGGCACTTATGGCCAGAGTTCCTGCGAGTTATTGACGAATTGCGGCCGAGATATGTTGTTGGCGAAAATGTTAATGGCATCTTATCTACAATACATGAGTCCATTTGCACCGATTTGGAAAAAGAAGGATACGAAGTCTGGACGTTCAGTATTCCGGCTTGTGCTGTCGGAGCGCACCATGAAAGATACAGGGTTTGTATTCTTGGCATCTCCAAGGGCAAGTCAGGACTTCAAGCCGATCCGCAGGCAGACACCACAGGAGCACAGCGGAAAACACGGACAAACGCTGAGTGCCAGCCTTGGAATTATCTTCCCGGAACGTATTGGGCAGTACATCACCCCCCAGTTTGCGGAATGGATGATGGGATTCCCGATTGGATGGGGGGATATCCGCAGTACAAACAGTGGATGCAGTGTTACGGAAACGCCGTAGTCCCCCAACAGTTTTACCCGATCTTCCAGGCCATAGCGGACATAGAGAGGGGAATTATACATGGATGATATCAAATTAGCCCTTCTAGGCAATAAAGAGGCGGCCAAGCGGCTGACGGATGCGGGGGTGCTGGTGCCATGTCCTATGTGCAGAGGACAGGCAAGGGTGCGGAACGAACGTTACTATCAGCCAAATGTCCGCAGAAATGTGATCTGCATGAAATGTTTTACGAACAGCGGATGGTATAAGACGGAACACGAAGCCCGCCTCGCCTGGAACACCCGCGCACCGATTCTGAGTGCGGAGGAAATTCAAAAATTGGAGGAGAACACATGAAATCTGCAAGGATTTACACCAATGACCTGAACCGGCTAATTGCGGCTACCAAGTCTTTTGTGAGTGATAGTGATCATCGACCCTGCAACCAGTACATCAAATTGGAGTTTCATGCGGCAGACAATCAGGTCGTGGCAATGGCCGTTGACGGATATCGGATGTCTGTAGAACATTCCGTTATCAGTGATTGCGACGAGGACTTTGTGGCGTTCATTAAGAGCAATACCAAACTCCGCAATAAGCAGTATGCAACCATCTCTCTGACCGAGGATGGGAAAGAGGCTGTAATCCGGTGCGGTGGGTTCTCGTTCGGATATATCCAGCCGCAGGACAGCGGATTTGAATGGGAAAAGGCAATCCCAACCAGCGAGGTAAAGTATCGAATTGGCTTCAATGGGAATTACCTTCTGTCTGCATTGCAAGCGGCGAAAGTCTCTGCTGACGGCAGTTTTAGGCAACCGGTCATTTTAGAATTTCGCAGCAATATTGAGCCGATTCTTCTCCGTACCAATAAGGAGGACATTAAGATGGTTCTTCCTGTTCGTATCAAGGAAGATTGAGCGGAGGAGATGGAGATGCTGGAGGGGATCAAGATGGAAGTGGAGATGGTGATGAAAAGGATGGAGGTCCTGAACGATGCGGATTGAGCGCAAGCGCTATGTGGTCATGCGGAAAAACAGAACAGAGGTCTGGTGCGGTCTAGCAAAGGCTTTTAGTTTTCGTCCCATATCCGAAATAAAAGACGTATCCGTCAAGACATATCGTTCTGAGGCGCAGGCTAGAAGCGGCTGTTCTTCGTGGGACAGAGACTTTGAAGTTGTTCCGGTAATTGAGATGATTGCGACTGAGGAGGCGCTGAAAGATGGCAGTACGGCCGATTGATGGCAACGATTTTATGCGGCAGCTAACGCTTGACACCAGTAAAGGCCATTATGGCGAGTTTATGGATGGAAGTGAAGTGGCTTATACTTCCAGAGAAATTGCTAAATTTGTAGAAGATATGCCCACCCTCACCCTGCCGAACGAGCCGCTGACGCCGAAGCAACTGAGGGAGATGAACGAGCCTGTATGGTGCTCCTGCAAACCGATTGAAGGCGGAAACGGGTATTGGTGTTTGTGCCGGTATGGGAAAATTGTCACCCCATCAGGAAATATTTTTGACGTGGACAAAATTCCGCATTGGATGTTTTACCGCCGCCCGCCGGAAGGAGAAGCTGATGCTTGAGGTATGCCCTATCACACTTAAAGAGGCCAATGCCTTTGTAGAGCAGCACCACCGCCACCACAAGCCGGCCACGGGGCATAAATTCTCCATTGGCTGTACTGATGGCGAGAAAATCGTGGGAGTTGCAATTGTAGGCCGTCCAGTGAGCCGATATTTGGACGACGGGTGGACGCTGGAGGTCAACCGTCTCTGTACCGATGGAACACATAACGCTTGCAGTATGCTCTATGCCGCAGCTTGGCGGGCAGCCCGGGCGATGGGCTACCACAAACTGATTACCTATATACTGGACAGCGAGAGCGGGACAAGCCTTAAAGCCGCCGGGTGGAAATGCGTGGGACAGGCCGGAGGTCTGCGTTGGACAGGAAAGCGCAGGCCGGAGGTAGATTTATGCCCGGCGCAGATGAAAATCAAATTTGAGATTGATGACGGGAAGCGCCCGCCGGAGGGAGAGGAGGACGCATGAAACCGACTTGTATTACTTGCAAAGCTGATTGCCATAACGCCGGGACAACCTCCAAAATTGTGGATTGCTCACAGTACAAACCGGGGCGAGTTTTGACCAACGCAGACCGCATCCGGGCCATGAGCGACGAGGAGTTGGCGAGCATTTTCCTCAGAGCCGACTTTTGTAAGTGTTGTGAGCATGAAAAAGGCGGAGTATGCAATTTCATCTGTGCTTATCCAAACATTCCGATTTATGAAGGGTGCAAACAGGCAGCATTGGCGTGGATGAAGCAGCCAGTGGAGGTGGACACCTGATGGACTACGAAAAGCTTGTGGCTGAATTAAGAGATTGGTTGCCACCAGAAGATGGCGTACAGATTAACGGAGATGGAGAGATTACATATCCGATTTGGTGCGGTCATTTGACACCTGGAGATTTTGGCAAGACCGTCTTTTTGACCCGTGAGGAGGCCGAGGCCGCACTACGGAGGGAGCAGGATGGTTGATTGGGCAGTCATAAAAAGACTTGGGGTATGCTTCCCTGGGTGGTTCATCAACGACCAGGGGGAGTTTATCGCCCACCAAAAGGCAAACGTATATTTCAATATCAGCACTTGCGAGAGCGAGGTGGATGTAAAATGCAAGGTATTGGAGTGGTTTTCCCGCGCGGCTTGTAAGTCCACGCCGTTCCGCCGTGCAGTGGACAATACGGCCCTTCATATTTTCTTCCTGAATGGTATAAATCAATATCTTGACACTAGGTTCAGTGTGGAGGATATGCGAGAGATTTACACTTATCTCGGGAACGCTTGCAACCATAAAAAAACGATCCGATTTATAGAGAGCGGCTATGATATAGCCATATTGGAGGGACAGGAATGAAGGAGTACATCGAGAGAGCGGTTGCTGTCAAGAAATTTGAGAACTATCGCCGTGATTGCGAAGAAGAAAACGACGAAAGAGCGGCACAGATTTTTGAGGATTGCGTATCCGAGCTTATGGCTCTCCCCGCCGCCGACGTTGCGGAGGTGCGGCATGGGTGTTGGGACGATAGTTTGGACGGGATTACTCCATACTGTTCTGTGTGCGGATGTACACATAGATGTTTAATTAGATGCCCAATTTACTGCCCCAACTGCGGCGCTCGCATGGACAAGGAGGACGAGATTTATGATTGAGAAAATTTTTCTCATTGTTCTTTGCCATGTGATTGGAGACTATTTTCTTCAAAATGACTTTCTTGCAACGACGAAGGGAACCAACTGGTATCACCTATTTCTGCATTGCATGATGTATGCTATCCCTTTCTATCTGGTGTTTGGATGGTGCTGGAAGTTAGCGCTCGTCACGATTGCCCATTTCCCAATCGACGCGCTGAAAGCAAGATGGGGCAAGATTACATACTGGCAAGACCAGGTGATGCATTATATTTTAGCAATGAGCTATCTGATGTAAAGGAGGCCGAGCATGAGCAGTGAACTATGGCTTGGCTATGTGGCCGGTGCGCTGACCTTCGGCTGGCTGTTGCCATGGATTGGGAGGAAAATCAAATGAAGTTTCGTAGAAACGGAGGATAGCATGTTTTACTCGCAATCACTAGAGGTATTAAACCCGGTCAAAGCGATCAAAGAGGCGAAAGAGAAGGAGACAGGCAAGATGAAATGCCCTGTCTGCGGAAAAGAAGTTGATATTCGTTTGAAGGAGGCCAACATGGACAAGCCGAGAATTTGCGAGGTGCTGGGGGTTGAGGTAAACCAGAACTTCCAGTTTAATGACTTCCCATTTGATGAGCCGAAAAGTTATTTTGTCGGTACAGATGGAGAGATCAGAAATGCACATGGTGGAGAAGTGACCTCCGGAGAACTTTGTTACATTATCAATAACGCTGATTGCATCATCTGCAAGCCCCGCTTCACCGAGCAGGAGGTGGAGAGGGCGAAGGCAATCAAAGTTTTGCTCCCGGAGATCAATGCAATAAAATACGATGGTGCATGGACGCAGTGCCTGGAAATTGTAGACGGCACATATTTTCAGAGAGAAGTAATCACCAGACATCTGTTCCCGTCTGTTGAAAAGGGTCAGGTATATACCTTTGACGAGATCATCGGAGGTGCCCAATGAGAGAAATCCTTTTCAAAGCCAAGCGGCTGGATAATGGCGAGTGGGCTTCTGGAAGTATCGTCAAGGCCCGGTCCGGCACAGCAAAATCCGCCCCATTCAAGAAGTACATCGAATACCGGGAGGAATGAGAAAGGCGGGGCACCCGCCCCGCCGAGGTCTCTCATACAGTTTTCTTCTTTCGAATCAGAAGCGCAAAAGCGATAATCAGCACAACATACAAAATGTAAGAAAGGATGCCGTAGGATGTTATCGGCTGTGCATTCCCAAACCCCAAATTTCCCAAAATCCCACCGGCAACTGACACGCCTTGAATAATGGCACCTGCAATCAGCCAGCCTTTTGACTTCTTCCCTTTTTTCGCTTTTGAAACCGCAATCAACCCAAACACAATCAGAATCAGGTTGTATGTGACAGCGTAAACGATGTCCAACAAAAAAGACATAAACATCTTTCATTCCTCCCTCGCCCAAAGCATACACCGATTGACAGGATTTAGCAAGACTTAACAGAAAATTATTTTTTCTCTTAGAGCCACAATCTGTCCATGATATACTGTGAATTTTCTCCTTGACTTTTCGCCTTTCATAAATTATATTAAATGCAAGGCAAAAAGTGAGGTGATGAAATGTCGCCTAGAACAGGAAGGCCGAAAGTAGATAATCCGAAGGGTGTAAACCTGACAATCAGGTTAGACCCGGGAACCGAAAAAGCCCTCAGAGAATATTGCGAGAAGCACAATATTTCTCGTGGTGAAGCCATACGGCAAGGAATCCATCTACTTTTAGCCACAAAAAAGTGAAAACAGCCCGGCACCGTGGAAAGTTACGAGCTGTTTTCTCCGCCCGGAGGTCTCCCTGCCGGTAAATCCATTCTACCTTCATGGAGACCTCCCGTCAAGAAGAAATTGAACGGAGGATTATCATGGACAAAACTGCGACGATTCAGGAGTTAATCAATCAGGCATCCAACACCCGGTATCTGGTCCTTGCGGTGGCCGCCGCCTATGTCGGCACCACCCCGGACAACATCATCATTACCACCAAAGAGCCGAAGGAGGGTGACTGATATGGATATGGAGATGGACACTGTCGCCGTGAGGCTGAAACAGATTTGCGCCATATTTCAGATCACGATGGAAGCTGCCGATCAGGATGAATTTGACTCTGACCCAGAGCGGCATGAAAACCTGGACGGGTTCAACCCGGAGGTGCTGAACGAAATGTTTTCCAAGCGTGTCCGCAGCATTTACTTCCCTGCCCTGAACGCCATCTGCGGCTCTCTAGAGCAACTGCATGAACAAGTTCAAAAATCTATGGAGGTATCACAATGAATGAACAGAAAGGTGTCCCACTGGACGCAATCTCGAAAGGACGTTCCCTGGATGAAGTTCTAGAAGAGTATATGAGAATATGGGATGGTGCAAGGAAGTCCGTCACTGCTCCCGGAAAATGCAAAGATGAAATCTTTGCAGATACAATGAAAGCAACCGTATATCGGATTTACCTGCTCGGCGTAGAGGATGGCATGAAGGAGGGCCAGTAATGAACGAACTGAGAGTTTTTAATTTCAATGACGCAGAAGTGGTCGACAGCCGGGATGTGGCTGAATGGACGGACCGGAACCATAAGGATTTGCTCCGGGATATCCGTGGATACATTGAAGTGATGGAAAAATCCGATGAAATTTCGCAGCGCAAAATTGCGCCGTCAGATTTTTTCATCGAGAGCACATTTGAAAGTCGCGGCAAACAATATCCCTGCTACCTGTTGACCAAGAAGGGCTGCGACATGGTGGCGAACAAGATGACCGGAGAAAAGGGCGTCCTGTTCACTGCTGCCTACGTCTCCGCCTTTGAGAAGATGCGGGAACATATCCAAGGCGGCAAAACAAAGCGGCTGGGAATGACCGACTACCAGATGGAGAGCATCCGCGTCCGCAAGGCCCAGCTTTTGGAGCGTCTGGCGAAGGAGTATGACGGTACTTACAGACAGGTTCTCCAGGCCCACGCTACCAAGGAGCTGACTGGGGAATACCTGCTCCCCCTGCCCTATATCGGGGAAAAGACGTACTCAGCACAGGAGATCGGCGAAAAACTGGGCATCTCCGCAAACAAGGTCGGGATGCTCGCCAACCGGAACCACCTGAAAACGAAGCAGTACGGGACATGGGTCAATGACGTTGCCAAGAACTGCCCCGGAAAGGAAGTCCCGTCCTTCCGATACTACGAAAGCGTTGTTCCGGTTCTGAAAACGATCATCTCCAAACAGTGAGAAAAGGCCCCGCCGTCTGGCGGGGCTTCTCTTATGCGTAGGGGTTATTTTTCTCCCAACTCTTGTTGATGATTGTCCAGAGGTCCGCCTTTTGCTCTTGGGTGAAATTGTGGCTATCCAGATAAGCCCTGGCCTCACTTTTGGATTTGTACCCATTCTTGTCCGCATCAATTCCGTTCTTCATATCCGCATACTGTTCGACAGTCAGACCGGCAGCCACTGCCTGCTTCGTTTTCTCATAAGCCGTCCCAGACATGATCTCGGCGCCGTACTGATGATAGAGGGCCAAGTATTCCGCTGGAGATATTCCAAGATCGTTCTGCGCTGTCTCTGCGTTGTTTACCCATGCCGGAACACTGTCGGCTCCCAGAATCGTTTTCTTTGCCCGTTGGCTGGCGTAGTCATTACAGAGGTCCAAAAGCTCCGTCTTGGTAGTATCATTCGCCCTCTTGTATGCGCTGCTGCCCATCATGGAGGACAGCGTAGTCAGTGCGACGGCGCCGCGATCCCGGAGATAGTCCTGCCGCTCCTCGTAGGTCAAGGACTTGCTATAGGTATTGCCATCTTTTGTGTACGAGAGCTCCGATGGGGCGCTCTTAGAAGGATAGAAGGAGGTCTCCCCCGTCCGCTCGCGCAGCGCTTCCATGTTTTGAGACACTTCGCTCTGGTCGTAGGTATTGACTCCCACCGGGTTCAGCAGCGCGTTCAGCAGGCGGTCCGCAGTGCTCCCCTGATACAGCTTTTCCTCCCCCAGTGGGTTGACAGACCCCGGCAGGGTTTCTCGCAAACCCGGGATGCTGTTCTTCACGCTGTCCACAACCTGCTCTCCGAGCGTATCCCCGGAATAGGTATTGCGGGGTCGGTCATCCAGCCCACGGGCCGTAGACCGCAGAATGTTTGGTATCAGGGAAGAAGCTACCGTGTTTGCCCCCTCCTGCAGTAATACTTCCTGTGGGTCCTGTCCATATTTGATGATGTCCGTTGCCGCATTCCCAATGAACTGCATCACCGGAAGCTCCGCAGTTGCATCCATAAAGGATTTCGGCACAGCATTAAAAGAAGAAACGATGGGGTTCCCTTCACTCTTTGCCATCTCCGTTCCCAGGTTCATCAACAGGTTCAGCGGCTCGATGGAGGACAGGTCGATCAGGGTGTCTCCACTCTGCCATTCCGTGCTTCCACCGGACAAAGCCCGTTCCGTTGCGGAGATATTCAGTTGGGTTCCCGTGATGCCCTCGCTGGAATTCAGCGCCGCCACGTCCGGATCATCCTCGTCCCCTGCCTGAGACAGAAGCCCCGACTGGGCCAAAAGCATAAATCCGTAAGCAATGGCGGTTCCGGTGAGGCCCCGGGTAGTGTCAGAGACGGCCCGGGCCTGTGCAGCCGGGTCCACATTCTGACCGCTGACAGCCTGCGCCACGGTTTTACCCATCTCCACAATACCCTTGACAGCGTTCGCGGGAGAATACTCCAAACCGCGAGATGCCAGATTTCCGGCTACCCGAGTAAACGGCGCCACAATGTCACCAGCTCCGAAGGCATGGACTGTACGGCCGCGGATGCTCCGTCCACTGTCACCAATGCCAGCAACCATATTCAGTACATCATGTACCTGCTGGATCGCAAGAGAAAGTTTGCTGTCATCCTGGAACGTCCGGTATCGTGCAAGTGCGTCAGCTTGGTTCTGTGCATAGTCCTTGTCAGTAGTCTTGATCTTCCCTTGGTCGACCAGCGCCTGGGTACGGCTCGCATTGCTGCGGGCAAGGCCCTTGTAGAATTCGTCTGTGGCATTCAAAAGGTACGCTTGGTTCCGCTCCAGCATAGACATTACACGGTCCACAAAGTTTCCGCTGGCTTTGAAGGTCCGGCGGCTGCTGGTGCCGTACCGGCTCTGATTACCGCCCATGTCTACGTCCATGGTGATTTCTGCAATCGCCATTTGCATCGCCTTGGCTGCCTGCCCCAGATTGGAACGTTCATAGGCCACGCTGCGGGTCCCTGTTACTTTGGACAGCGCCATATCCAGCAGGGCCGCCCCCTTCATGGAAAGCGCGTCCAGGCCGTAGAAAGACGTGTTTCCGGTGATGTTCTTCACCGCCGTTTTGGGGTTGGACAGCATGTTCAGGATTTGGATAGTCTTGATCTTCTGACCCATGTTGGCCGGTGTGGAGTCGGTGCTGAGCGCAGAAGTGGAAGCATAGGCGAACTGCTTCAACTGGTCGAATGTCAGGGAGTCCAAGCTGCTGTTTGCAACCGCGGTCATAATCCGGCTCTGCCGACCAGTTAAGCCATTCAAAACGCCCCGCTGCTGTGCAACGTTCAGGATAATGTCTTTCAACTGCTGCGGCTCTGCGGCCTGCTCGATCTCCGTATCCCACTTCACAATCCGTTGGAAGGTGCTGCGCTTCTCTTCTTCGGAAAGATTGGAGTTTTGCAGATTGTCCCACGCCTCCAGCTCCGAAGATTGTCCGTTCTGGTTGTCCCGGCGGCTCCACTTGGCGTTTGCCTGAACGCCCTGACCAGTGGCAGTCTCATGCTCCCGCATGATCCGCAGGAAGTCCGTATATTCCTCAGAGGGGATCTCCAGATTTGCGGACCTGCCCTGCAGCTCCTGCTGGATCATCCGGGCGGCATCCATCTGGGGCGCATTCCATGCCGTCGCATCATCTAGGGACTGCACCAACTCATGAAAAGCCGTCTCGTCAATGTCTCGCAGGAAGGTCCGCTGGCCGTCCCGAACGGCGTACACCAGTTCTTCTGCCAGATTGAGAGAACGCCCTTCTGTTTGGCTTTCATACCGGAACAGCTTGGCATAGTCCTCCCGTGAAAGGCCGGTGGCGGCTTCTTGATATTGATTATACGGCATGGACTCCGCAAGGCGGCTGGTCCTCTCCTGCCCTTCCATGCCGGGGGTGGTGAAGCCCCGCCGGGCGCTGCCCAGGTTGTCATAGGTTGGCGGTGCCTGTGTGTCTCCGGTTTCCTGCCGGGTATCCCCAAACAGAATTTGCGCCAGAGCGTCCGAATTGACATTTTCCGCGCCGGGTGCTATAGTAGTATTAGAAGCAGGAACTCCTCGGGAGGCCCGCCCGTCTGTCACGGTGTCGACAGTGCCCGGTGTTGTTCCTGCACCATCCCCCGCGTCTACTACGGTATCGAGGTCACCCGAAAGGGCAGAAGTTCCGTCTGGTGTAGATGCGGGGGATTCGTCATTTCTAAAGATGACGTCTCCATTTGCATCCACTACCTCGTGAAGATAGTAGCGGTTGCTGGCGCTGTCCTTCGTGACAATGACACCTAAGTAAGTAGGCTGCCCCCGGTAGGTAATTGGCGCTGCGAAAGTGTAGGTATCATAGCCGAGCCCTTTCCAGTTCTGTTGATAGTCAATCTGCTGGCCGTTTCGGATTACATCCGGGACGGCCGCAAATGTCTCGATTTTGGAAGGGCCTGTCCCATGTCCGATCATGCTGGACTTGATTCTCCCCCTGGAGAATAGAACATCACCAAAGCCGGGCCGATTGACCTTATTCCCAATCGCATTGACAAAAGAGGCAAGCCGATCCACCAGTTTTCCACTTCGGGGGATTTCTGTCCCAGTAACCTCGGCAACCGGATTCATGTTTTGGATATGCGGAATAGACTGACGTACACGGCTAACAAGCGTTGGCTCCAAAAAGCCTGTAGTGCCCTCTGCAGCCTCCTGTGCCTGGGTGGTGGAAACGGGTGCAGTTTCCGTTTGCGCCGTTCCTGCGGCATCTGTGGCCCGGCGATTGGCATTTTCGGCGCTCCTGCGGCCAATGCTTCCAGCAGCTCCAAGCGCACCACCCAAAGCGCCTCCAATCAGGCCTTGATAAATGGTGTCTGCCAGATAGTCCGGGTCCTGATATTGCTGCAGGGCGTTTTTATCATAGGTGATCTGTTGCAAAACAGGCTGCACCAGTGCTTCCACGACTTCCTCGCCACCTTCGCTCAATGCGGAAAGGACCGTTTGTCCAGCCGCACTCTGGCCCAGGCGTCCGGTTGCTTTTGCGATAGCATTGTCCAGAACACCGGAACCAAAGGTCCGTCGAAGCGGAGCGGCCACGTTGGCGATCTTCTCTGTCGCTACACTGAGTGCCGCGCTCCCCGCGCCATAGGCCAGCTGTTGCCCCAGCGTCGCCCCCTCCTGCCGGGCCTGCTGCGTCCCGGAGCCAAAGCCACGGACAGCCATGGGGGCAAGGGCCGATGCGCCGCCGGTGACAGGAGCCAGGAGGGCGCCGATCAAGGCGTCCCCTGCCAGCTGCGTCCCGGCCACACCTACGTCCACGGCAAACTGCCCCAGACCGCCAAGCCCCTCTTTCGCCGCCGCGATATTCTCCGCAGACTGCTCAGATAGGCGGTCCGCTGTCTCATAGGCGGAGTTGATGGCACGGGAAATGGGGGCGTGCTGGGCCTCCGCTCCCTGGCGGTAGACGCCGGACCGCTGCTCCGCACGCGCCGCCAAGGTCTCCAGCTGTTTCCGCATAGACGCCGTGATGGGTGTTCCATCATCCAACGTCCCACGTTTCAACATCTCCCGGTAGTGGGCTGCGTTCTCAGCCTCCTGATTGGCCCGCTTTGTGGAAAAGCTGTTGGCGGTGTCCACACTGCGCATCAGGTCCAGCAAAGACCCGCCGGAAGAGGCATAGTTTGCACCGGTTCCCTGCACCGCGCCTTTAGCCATGCTCCCCAGACGGGAGGGCCGGTCCACCTGGATCACGGTGCCCGTGGTGCTGTCCACAATGTCGGTGATGTGGTCCTGCCGTGGATCAGTTGTTTTTGGGGGTTGTATAGTTGGTTGCAGTTTCTGAGAGACAGGGGCGCTTTTCTTAGTTGCCTTTGTCCTTGGGTTCGTTTCCTGCTCCCTGTCTCTCACCTGCTGGCGGCTCATTTCTTGCAACTTGTTAAGCCGGTCTTGGATGCTTGCCATAGACACCTCCGTTAAAGGCCGATAGACCGAAGCAGAAAGTCCGCTTCTGCCTCTGTAATCTGTCCACGTTCAAGTGCATTCGAAATCATTTCACCAATAGTTCCCAGCTGTGATGCCGAGTTTGACCTGCTCATGGCGTTTGCAATATTCATTGCGGCTGGGCCAAGTTGGGAGGCGTCTGTAATTTGCAGACGTCCATTCAGATTTCGAATTGTGGTGTCACGGTCTGCCTTTTTCACAGTGCCTTCTGTATCTGGGGTGCTCTCGATTTTGTTTCCTTCATCGCCGCCACTAGAATCCCCACCAGAAGTGTTTGTACTTCTCCGCCCGCCGTCCGAACCGCCAGTAGACATTGCAGCAAGCCGCATATTCAGCGCGTCGGCTGTGGAAATCCCAGCCTCGTTCAGCGTATTGGTGTCCGGCATCACGCCCGCCGCCAGCATCGTCATCGCCAGATTATAGGCATATTCCCGGTTCTGTGCCGAAAGGCTGTCCTGATACTCCTGCTGGGAAGCGTCAAACTGCTGCTGCCACTGGCTGTTTCCAGCGTTGAACTGCGCTTCCCAGTTGGCCTGCTCCTGGGCAAGCTGTGCCGTCTGCATGGCGGCGTTGTCCTGCCGCACATACTCATTGTACAGGGCCTGGGCCATCTGGTAGTTCCCTTCCGCCTGCGCCTGCACTGCCGCGTTGCGGTATTCAATCGCCAGCTGCTGCTGTTGCAGGGCGTTTTCCGCAATGGCATCGGACTCCTTTGTGGAGATGTCCGTGAGGTTGCTTTGCAGCACAGCGGAGTTTGCAAGAGCCGCCTGCCCGCTGGTTCCGGTGTTCAAGCCTCGTGCGTTTGCGTACTCATTAAAGGCCATTCGGGCAATATCATTCTGAGATGCCGCTTCATTCCGGGCGCCCTGGTAAATGCCGGGAATTTTCTCCGCGTCTGCTTGCAGACCTGCCAAATTCTGTTCGTATGCCGATTTCAGAGCCGCCAGCTGTGCGTCCGTGTAGGCTTTGTACATGTCATTCAGGTATCCGGAAAGGTCCGTGGGCTGGAGAGAGTCATAATAGGAAGAGTCTCCGCCTCCGGAATATCCGCCTCCACCATACCCCTCCTGTTCCCGTTCCTGTCTGTTTTTGACATTGATGGCCTTTTTCGCATACCCATTATCATCGTAGGTATATTCATAGTCTCCCTTCGTGACCGTCTGCCCAGCCAGTCCCTCGTTTCTGGACATATCCGGTCTGGTTTTCCCGCGGATAGACTCCTCTGCAGCTGCCATATCAATTTCACCTCAATTTCAAAAAAAATAAGCGCCAAAGCCCGGATCACTCCGAACTCTGGCGCTGAACGCTCTAGCTTGTTATCAAGTTGTACAACAATTATACAACAAAAGGGGCCGCTATGCAAGCGGCCCCCTTGTTTTGTGGGAATTATTCCTGATTGAGATGCTCCATGCACATCCGGATCGCTTCCCGCTCCCGGTCATTGGATGCATCCTCCATCATAGCGCCCAGCAGCTCCATCATGGAGTCCTTCGCCTCACTGCGGGAATAACCGCGGGCACGGGAGTAGCCGTCGCGGCTGTATCCGCCGCGCCCGTCACGGGAGTAGCCGCCGTCCCGGCTGTAGTGGCCCCGGACATAGTGCTTGCCACGGTTGGCATAGCTGGAGCCTCTGGCATAGCTGGAAGGAGAGTCCATGTCGGCTGCCTGACTGTAGCTGCCATCCTCTTCAAACATTTCAATCTTGTATGTCTTCTCAATGCCGCTCAGCATATTCTTGATGATCTCTACATCACCGATAGCAATTTTCCCGTCTTTGATGGAATCAGACAGGAGATCGCAGAGGATTTCTCTGACTTCACTGTATTCTCTCATGTTTTTCTCCTTTCACGCGATGCGCTCAACAATAAAATTACTGTTGGCAACGAGGATAGGCTGGGTGCTGGTATTTCGGGCGGCTACGGTAACACAGCAGCCACGAGGGACATCCACCACAGCGGAAACATAAATATTGAAGAAATCCTCTGCGGCAGCCGGGGTGATGGTAGCGGTGGAAGCGTTCAGCGCCTCACCATTGATGGAGATCGCTGCCGTGATGGCCTCCACGGTCCCACCGGTGGGGATAGCAATATTCGCTCCAAAGGAGACTTTGAATTTTGCCCGGCACTGGTTCGTGAGCCCACGAAGAGTCACAAGCCCAGCGCCCTCCCGGTGTACGATGCAGGGCTTGCCCGTGTTTGCCTCCTCGGTAAAAGGCACGTTCTGACCAGCGGAAACGGTTACGATTGCGCTGTTGCTGTATTCAGCCATAAACTTCATTCCTTTCAAAAAGATAGCGGCGAGGCCGTTGCCCCGCCGCATGGTTCAAAATCGGCACGGGGCCGAACATTCCGGTCATGCCGAAAAGTTGATGTATTTGGTTTTAGCAGCCGCAGGCGCTAGTGCAACAGCCGTAAGTCTGTCCAGCCCACGGGTTACAGGTGATGTAGGCGGGAACCGGGCAGGGCTTGAGCTGGTTAACCAGATAGTTGTTCTGGGCCTGCTGGGAAGCGGCAAGCTGGAGGCCGAAAATCTGCTGGTTCTGCGCCTGGATCTGTGCATCCTTCGCAGCCATTTCCTGAGAGGTCAGCTTGTCCAGAATTGCGCGGGTGTTGGCGTTAGCGTTCTCCAGCAGGTCACGGGTGCTAGTCTGGATGGTGTTCCGGGTATCACAGCTCTGCGTGGCCAAGTTGTAATTGGTATCTGCAAAGCCTCGCTCTACCTGCCGCTGGGTATCACAGCAACAGGAGGCAAGCTGGGACTGGATAGCGTTGCCGCTCTGCATGATTGCCATCTGGGTGGCGTTGCCGTTGGTCAGGATGGCGGTATTGACCCCATTGAAGCCTTGACACATGGTATTCTGCACACCATTGATCTGCTGGGCGGTAGCGTAGAAGCCATCACACAAGCCCTGCTGCACGGTGTCCAGCTTGCGCTCCACCTGGGCAAAGTCAGAGGCGAGGACGTAATTGTCGATGGCCCCGGAGCCGGAGGGAGTCGCGCCGTTACCGTTGCCGCCCCAACCGTTGCGGTTCCAACCACCGGCAAAGATAAAGAGGAACAAAATAATAATCCACCACGAACCATCATTGCCCCAGCCCATACCGCCGCTTCCGCTGGAAATTGTGCCGGTTGGAGTAACATTCATCACGGCAGGGATTCCGCCGTCATTTCCAAGAGACATAAATTTTTCTCCTTTCAAGTTTTGATATATGCTAAATCGTGGCCACGATTAAAGCCTTATTTACCCAACATCTGCTGGAACGCTCTTGCCATACCCTGCAATTCGTTGAATTGGCTCTGGGACATCTGGCCGGAGGTCAAAAGCTCCTGCACCTTTGCCTTCGGGTCGCCCTGGAAGCTTTGCCGAAACTCATTGAATTGTCGTATCATGCCCATCATGTTCCCCATAGGGCCGGGCAGGTTCCCGCCGCCCATAGCGTCGAAAAACGGGTTACTCATCGGTCACAGTCTCCTTTTTCGGCTTTGTCTGTTTAGGTGCGCTCAGTGCGTCCACACGAGCCGACAGCGCGTCTAACTGCTCACGAGTGGCATACTCTACCGCCGGAGCCTGTGGGGCCTGTACGGGCCTCTGATTGCGCTCTACGAGGTCATATATCTTCATGCTGGGCTTGCCGCTTGCGTCCGCCTGTTTGAGATAGA